CGTCACTCGTCGGACAGCGTGGGGGAACAAAAGCTTAAATCCATACCACACGTGGGAGCTCACCTTGATCTTGCCGGTGTTTTTAAAGTAGTCGGACGACTCATCGAAAAACCGGAGCCCGAGATCGGTCGGCGCCTGGTACTTGGCGGCAACCCATAGCGGCACGCCGTGTTGCCTCATGAGCTTGGTATCGACGAGGTACCAGTCGTTCGGATCGGTGAGCTCGGGAACCTCGAGGATGCGAAAGCGGCTCCCGAAATAGGGATTACTCGTCGGCGCGGTCGCGACGCCTTGCAAGATCAGTTGTTGCGCGAGCGAGAAACGCAGCGCCTCCGCCTTGCCCGACGGGACGATGATGAGATCGGGATCGATCGGCATCTTCTCGCCGTTTTCGTCGAGAGCGCCTTTCATGAGCGTGATCTCCGCCATGATCGCCGAAACGTCGGTCACGTCTTTCGCGGCGGCTTGGTAGTTACTCCAAGTCGTCGACGGATCGCTACCCGGGTTTGCCTTGTGCGCCGCACTGAAAAACGCGACGTCATCCCATGGCGAAATGTCCGTCGTTCCCGCCTCGAGCGCGAGCGCGATGGCGCGATTGACATGCCGCCTTTCCGCGGTGAGAAAGCGCGCCGGCACTTGTTGCCAATTGCGGTACGCCCAAACGTTGGTCTTGAGATAGATGAGCTCGACCTCATAACCGGCGTCGTACTCGACGACCTTGAGATCGAACGTCTTGTCTTGCATCGTCTTAAAGCGCCCGCTCTGCTCGCGCGTCTCGACGTATTTCGTGGAGAGAAACGACATCGGGAATGTCACGCGCGGCGCGTCCAAACTCACGACCTCGCCGAGCTCCGAGACCCAATTGGGCGGCTCGACGGTCGAGATCCCCGCTAGGTAACGCTCATCGAATATACGGATCGCTTGCTCCGAATTCGACGGGAGCATTTCGCTTGTATAAAGGCTTGCCATGTCATCCCCCTCAAACGCCTAGAAACCGCGCCATTGCGGGATCGATAAACACTCGGACCTTGCCATCCGCCTCGAATCCCAAAAACCAACCGATCGGCTCGCCGGTTGCCGCTTTCGCGATCGTGTGATCGTCGCTCGCATAGACCGGGATGCCGATGAGATCGGTATCGGCAAACGCGTCGCCGCCCGCGCCGTTCGTAAAAGCGAAAGCGCGACCGGATTCGACCCAAACGCGTTTTGCTCCGTCCGCGCCCGCCGAGTTGTCTTGCTCATGTTGAGCAACGCCCGTGCACCAACCCGATCCCGCGGTCGAATGCGGCACGACCATTCCGGTCGCTGTCAATTGCGAGACGAGCGTGCCTTCATAAATATGGGTGCCGCCGTCAACGGGGAGATTGAATATGTACCCCTCTTTGCCGATGGTAATGCGAACGAGATTCGACGTTGCGTTGGCCATGGTTTCCCCCGGAGTCTCCCGTTAGCTCGCCGCTTTTTGCGCGCGCAATCGGATCAATTTGTTGGCGGCGTAGTCCTCGAGCTTTACTTTCTGCTCCTCGCAGATCGTGACCTCGCGCGCCGATAGCTCGACGGTCTCGCCATTGACGGCGACCGCCTTGCCCCCTCGCTCGGCGGCGAGCGGTGCGGGTCGGGGAGCGGCGGCGCCGCTCGCGCTGCCCTTGGCTTGCGTGAGCTTGGCAACGCGAGCGCGGAGCTTATCCATCGGCATCGATTTCCACGGCTCCGCGGGAACGGTGGGGTCAAGCGGATCCTCCCATGCGGTCGCGGGGATCTCATTGCCGAGCGCGACGAGAGAGCCGACCAGGCGGCGACGCTCGCTCGACTCGAGGACCTCGCGATCCTTGGCGAGCTTGGCGCGCTCTTGCTCTTGCGAAAGGTGCGACTCATGCCACGTCTTGATTTCGGCGATGCTCTCGCCGATGTCTTTCTTGCCCGACAGCTTGACGAGCGCGCGCGCGGCGGCTCCGAGCTTGCGGGCGGCGGCGACAGCGGGGACCGCCTCGACGGCGGCGGTAATCGGCTCCTCGGCGGCGTCGCTCGGCGATTCGCCGTTGGCGGCGCCTTTCAACTTGTTGACCATCTCGGTCAATGTCGCGATGACATCCTCGACCGAGGCATCGGCGCCGAGCTCGAGAACCTCGGCGATTTTCTGAAACTCTTCTTGTGTCATCGGTGTGTTCTCCGCTAGGGCGAGACGTTCGACGCGACGCGATGCCGCGATCAATGGCTCGAGATTGTCGGTTGCCGGCAATGAAGTGATCGCAACGTTGAGGATCTCGGTTATCCGCAACGTGTCGGGGTCGTAGGCAAAACATGGCGAGACGTAGCGCTGTCGGCGCTCGGTCAAGCGCGCGAGACCGTCGGGCGTCCATGACACTTGCACCGCCCAAAGCTCGCCGTTTCGGAGCTCGAGCTTTGCCCAACCTCTCGCATCGGGATCGAAATTGATCGAGCGGTCCGGGTCCGAAACCGACAGATGCTCGAGGTCGATCATCAAATCGGCGCCATGCGCCTCGTATGCCGCCATGACATCGCGGGCGGCTTGCTCGTCAAAAATGTATTCGCCCTTGCTCGTCGTGCTTTTGCCGGCGGCAAAGATCCGAAACTCGGTGGGCGGCGTTTCCGCAATCGCAAGAAACGAGAGCGCGACACTACGACGACGTCCCCCGATTCGCCGACGCGTTGCGCTTGCCATATCGATGAAATTGGCGCATTTAATTGCTCATAGGCAACATGTTTAAAGATGCCAATGGATAGCGCCTAACGGCGGACATGGGAGCGAACGATGGGCGCACCGTCAAAGCGAGCTAAAAAAACGAGGGCGGCGAGCGAATTCGATACGGTGCGACTTGCCGCCGAGCTTCGCCCCCCGAAGCAATCCATTGGCTTGCATGCGTGGGACCTCGACGCCATCCGCGCGGCGCGAGACGCCCAAATGCGCGGAGACTTTCGGCAAGCCGCCCGGCTCGTCAAGGCGACCCGCACCGACTACGCGATCTTCGCGTCGTTTCTCAACCGCCTCGCGCCACAAGCCGGATTGCCCATCGAGTTGAAAGCGCCGGTCGACAGCGCGCGCGCGAAAAAGGTCCTCGTCGAGGCGGAGGCACTGTTCGGAACCAACGGCATCGCGATCCATCCGGATACACTCGCCGACATCGACGGGACGCTCGCAAACCATGGCGTTGCATTCGGCGTGAATGTGTTGACGCCGCGCGAGGACGGTACGCGCGTCGACATCGAGCACAAGGCATGGCCTATCGAATATGTGCGATGGGATTCGGACCTCCGCGCGTTTCGCACCCAAGTCGAGGGATACGAGGAGGAAACGATCGTCCATGGGCAAGGGCGATGGGTCATCTACCAGCAACATGAGGTCGAGCCATGGACCTACGGCGCGATCATCGCCGTCGCGCTCCTATGGGCGGATCACGCATTCGGCGTGCGGGACCGCGCGAAAGCGAGCAACACTCACGGCAACGCGAAAGTCATCGGGACCATGCCGCAAGGCGTCGCCTTGCAAGACGGCGAGGGAAGGCTCACGCCCGAGGCGGCAGCATTCATGGAGCTCCTCCGCGCGGTCGCGAGCGCCGACACGCCCGTCGGCGTGAAACCGTTCGGCTCGCTCCTCGATTACCTCACGAACAATTCGACCGCGTGGCAGATTTTCAAGGAGATCATCGACTCGGGCGACAAGGCGGCGGATCGCGTTTACCTCGGGCACGATATCAACGTGTCGAGCGCCGGCGGCGACGCGGTCGGGTACCTGTTCGGCGTGCGAAACGACATCGTCGAGGGATCGCTCAAGGCGATTCAACGCGGCATCAAGACGGGCGTTATCGACATTTGGGCGGCGGTGAATTTCGGCGACTCGTCACTCGCGCCCGAGCGGGTTTTCATGATGCCCGATCACGACGAGGACGCCCGACGCAAGTCGCTCGCCGAGCGGCACAATGCTTTCCATGAGACGCTCGAGAAAGCGCGCCGCAATCAATTCGACGTTACGCAAGAGTACGTCGACGATTTGGCAAAGGGGTACGGTGTCACCGCGCCGAAGCTCAAAGTTTCGATCCCCATCCCGCCCGCGGTAGATGCGACGCAATCAAGCCCGACGCCGACGCCGGTGCCGGCGAACGGAGCGCCGCCGAAGCTTGCCGCAGTCCCTTGAAACCGACGTGATAGTCCGGTTGCTCCTCCTCGCCGAGCCGAGCGAGGTGCCAGACAAGCCAAACGAAAGCATCGAGCCGGTTCGGGCTCGCGCCGCCGATCTTTGGATTCCATTCGGTGAGCTCCGCCTCGAGCTCGGGCATCACACCGACGATATGAATCATGCCTCGCTCATGTAGGGCGCTCACCGGCTCGGCGCGGATGTACTTGCCCCGGGTCGCGTAGACGTCGACGATCTTGAGCGCCCGCGACGCCATGGCGCCGCTCTTACGTTCCTTTGCCGCGCGCACGTTCGCCGCGACCAGGTCGCCGCCGCGGTTTCGCTCGCCGACCACGGTATCGCACTCGAGTTGTTTGCACGTCTTGATGACCTCGTCGCCCCACTTTTCGGGGCTCGCGCGCATGCTCGCGTCGGCAAGGATGTAGATTTGTCCCGCGGCGTCGCGCCCGCCGGCAATGATCCCGGTCTCGTCGTTGTCGGCACCTTGCGCGATGGCGGGGTCGACGGAGACGGCGATCTCCTCGAGCATCGGCGGAAACTCGACCCGCGTCCCGTCGATGATCGATGCCTGAAAGAGCGCGTCCGGATTGTCCGAGAGGATCTCGCCCTCGAGCTCTTGCCGCCCGAGCCTCGTGCCGCCATAGATTCGATTCATGCGCGCGAGGTACGACGCATCGAGGTTGGCGGCGTTCTCGGATTGCGACATGAGGATCGTGATCGTCTCCTCGTCGGCGATGAGCTCGCGAAAGAGACGGAGCGGGCGAGGGGTGCCGGTGACGATGATCTCGATCGGGACGTCGCCGCGGAGCCTGGTCGCGAGCTCGATGTTTGACCATATCGTCGAGAGGTAGCGCCACTTTGCCGGCTCGTCGCAATTGTGCACGAGGATCCCATTCGCGAAAAACTCGGGCACGTCTTCGATCGTCAAATCGTAAACGTCATCGTGCTCGGGTAGGGATGCCAATCGTTTCACCGTGGTAGCGCGCCGCGATCCGACACGTCTTGCCGCACCAATTGCTGTAGGTGCTTCGCGTTTGGTACGCGGCGCCGCATCGCTTGCACGTTCGTTCGACGGCGGGGATTCGTTTCCATTGCTCGCGCTTTTGCTTGGCGCGGGTCTCACTTCCCCATCCAGCCCATCCATAGAGACCGTGCAAATGTCGGTGCTCGAGGTCGGGGAGCAACTCGAGGTTTTCGATCCGATTGTCTCGCTTGTCTCCGTTGCGATGGTGAATGACGCCGCCGGCGGGGATCGGTCCGTGGTAGTGCGCCCAAACGACGCGGTGCATGAGTTGCCCGGCGGAATTTCGGAAGTAGTCGCGGCGAAACCAGAAACGCTTTCCGTCGAATTCGGCAACGTCGGAAGGGTGCATAGCTCGTCTCCCTCTTTCAGGTTTTTGATCCGCGTAAATATTCCATTGGCCAGCACCTCGTGATCGCCGGTACCGACGAGCTCGGCGCCGTTCGACGCTGTCACTCGCCAAAGCGGCGCGTCTCTCCGCGTGCGCCCCGCCCATGCGACGCGCCTCGGACCCTTGCGCGTCGCGACTTTATCGCCCGCACGAATGGCGTCGATCCGCTTCGTCGAGCCGTCCCCCATGGTGATCATCGTCTCGCCGACGAGGCACCAAACCGTATCGAGGTTAGGACCGCGGAGCTCGGGATCCTCGGCACTGTTGACGTACGCGATCGCGCCGCCGCAACCCTCGGGGCTCGCGCAACCGCTACACTCGGGGCGATGGAAGAAGACGAGCGCCTTGTTTGAATTGTATTTCGGCGTCTTGTGCGGCGGAAAAACCGTGAGCACGCCATCGGAGGCGCCGTCGCCGTTGATCTGATAGCGCTCGATGTCGCGCCACTTGGGACCGACGATCGCAATGCTCCGCGCGCCCGCCTCGACGCGCCGCCGGATCCGGTTCGCGCCCGAGATTGTTTTCCCCGCGCCGCGACCGCCGAGGAGAAAGAGCGTGCGATGCGGCGGCAGATCGGGATCCTGTTTCGGTCTTGCCCATGTCGCCCAATCGTAACGAAGCCGCGCGAGCTCGAGCGGCGTGAGCTCGCCGAGGACCGCGTCGCGCATTCGTTTCGGGAGATGGGCGATCCGCTCGGCGAGGCTCGGACCCTCGAGGGTCGCGGAGAATTCGCGCGCCCGTTGGCTCGCGGCTTGGTACCGCTTTTCGAAATCGATGTCGTGCGCCGGCGACGTCATGTGCGCCCGTCGGGGAGTGAGCGGCGGAGCGCCTCATACACATGCGTCGGGCAAATGATGCGGCGGGCGGAATGGTCAACCCATGCGTGACTCGCCTCCTCGAGCCGCTTGGCGTTGCGCGCAACGGCGGACAGATTGACGCACGAACCGTCGCGGGATCGATCGCGCTCGAGTTTCGGATCGAGGTGCCGCAAGACGACCAGGCGGTAACCGCTTTGGGCATAGAGACTCGCGGCGGTGATACTCCGGTCGCTCACCAGGGGGTCTCCTCGGGCGGCAACCCATCGGCGACGAGCGCGATCCATCGCTCGACGATCTCCTTTTGCCCGTTCGCGCCGATGGCAAACCAGGCTTGCCGAAACCGGTGCCGCCCCGCGAGGTCGTCGACGAGCGCGGAGACGATCCGCCCGGCGGGACTATCGTATTCGACGAGGGGGTGTAGCTTGCGCGGCGTGCTCATCGGTCGCCGCCTTTCGGGACGCCGCGCGCCTCGAGCACAAGCGCGTCGGTGTCGCGGAGTTCACTCTCGAGGAGGTTGGTCGCCATCCCCGACTCACGCATGAGCGCCGCTAGACCGTCGGCGGTGTAGGGGTCGACCCATTCGCCGCGCCGCCACGCGTGCGGGTAGTGACTGTGATACGGGCACGAGTGGCCAAAGCCGAAAACGCACGCGTGCGCGCCATCCGGCGATCGGTCACCGCACGCGGGGACTCCGTTCCCGATCGGTCCGCCCTTTGCCATTGTCATCGCGCCCCCCCTTTCCCGTACGGGTCTCCGCCGCACGACTTGCAACGGAACGTTTGCTCTGCCGACTCGACGAGCCGCTCGAGCTTGCGCCGTGTCTCCGTCGCCGCGGTGACGTTCGCGGGGTCGGTCGCGGGGTCCGGTGCCTCCGTCGGCGTGAGCTCGCGGATCCGGGTCGCGTAGTAGTCTTGCACCTTTTGCGCCTTGTCGAGCTCGACCATCGACGAGCGCCCCGCCATCGCCTCGGCAAAGTTGTACTCAACGAACCCGGCGGCGATCGCAAACTCGCGGCGGTACTGCTCGAGCACCTCGCGAAAATCCTTGGGCGGCGGGCGCGACATAAACTCGGCAAGCCGCTTTTGCATATCGGCGAGATCGATCGCCGCCCCCTCGGGCGAGACCCGCTCGCGGCTCTTGCGCCCGCCGTGACCGCCGTTAGGTTTTAGGCCAGCGTCGCGGAGCCAGTTGATAATCGACCCGTGAGCGACCCCGAGCTCCTCCGCGATCTCGCGCGCGCTACCGCCCTCGCGGTGCATGTCGACCATGCGGGCGATTCGTTGCGGTGTCTTGCGTGACGGTTGAGGCATGGTGTCGCCTATCTCGTGCGGTGCGTTCCGTTCATGCTGTGCACCTTGCGTAATTGGTCATGATCAACGCGCGAGGCGCCCGCCTCGGACGGCATTTTTGCCTACACCGGGGGGGCATGTTTTTTCGCGGCGGGAGCGCGGCGTGCCAAGTACGATCAAGCCCCATGGCTGTCCCCGTTCCCTTGCTCGTCGTGATCCTTGTCGGGCTGATCCTGTGGTCGCTCCCCCTGCGCACCGAGAGCCGGCTTGGAGTCCCGCCCATGGTCAAGGACATCGGTCGCATCATGTTCGCGTGCGCCCTCCTTGCCCTCATGCTCGCCGCCGCCGGTCACTCGGTCCGGTTGCTCTGACCCCACGCGCGAGAGCGGCTTAGCCCGCGCTACGCTCCGCATTGCGTGCACCGTTTCCGTGATGAGACCGGCGGCGATAAGGAGCGCCTCGCCCGCTGGCAGATCCCAATGCTGTCGGCGGATGAGGGTCGGATCCTCGTCGGTCGACAATTCGATCTGTAGGCGTATGCGGGCGCCGACCCGCTTGACGCCGAATACCGTCTTACTCATTTGCCTCCCCCTCCGCTCGCCCGATTGACAACATTCCCCATCGCCCGCCCCTATAGACCTGTACCCCTTACCGGTTTCCCTCCCTCAATCCCGCTCCGAATCGGTCGCACCGTCGAGTAGGTCCCGCGAAGCCAGATCCGCGCACCGACGATCGCGACCCCGCATGCGTCCCTCGCGTGCGTCGACGTTCGCAGCGGCATCTGTCGAACGATGCGACGGAGCTCCGCCTCGACCTTGTGATCGACGTTCTCGCCCCGCCTCGCGTTGCCGACGAGCCCGATTCGCCATTCTTGAGGACCGACCTTGAGCCGGTCGAATCCGATCTTGCGAGCGTACCCGTACACCTCGCCGCCCTCCCACGCGGTCTCGATGACCATGACGTTCGCCATCGGGTTATGGAGCGCGCGAGGTTGCTCGACGACGACGAGCATGCCCGACTCCGATTCATAGGTGTCGAGGAGCGCGCATGGATCCTCGGACCATCCGCCTTGCACCCAAATCGGCGCCGACGCGATCGTGACGTCGACGAGGCACCATCCGTGCTTTTTGGTACCGGGGTCGATTCCTAAAACCCGTCTCACTTGTCCTCCTCGAGCTTGACAGAGACGGAGACGCGATCGATTCGACCCGGTACAGCGACGTTGACGTCGAGGGTCGCGACCTCACGCTTGGCGCGGATGAGGGCGACGATGGGATCCTTGCGCCGCATGCGCTTGTGACGACGACGCCGCGGATTCATTCGTCCTCCGATTGCCCAAGGTGAGTGCATCGCTTGCCATCTGGCCAACACGCCTCGCACGACAACCGGACCATTCCGGTCGCATCCGCGCCGCACGCGCGATCGACGCCGACGATCCGGCGACAGCCGAGCTCCTCGTCGCTCGCCCCGTAACAAGGCGGCTCGACGATCCATCGAAACCGGCACCGCTCGCATTGGTGCCGGCGATGCGGGCGCGTTTTCCACTCGCCCTGGTCGATATGGCGCGCGTCGCATTCGGGGCAATGCAGCCGAGCGGCGATGGGCTCGGTCATTTGCGGCGCTCCTGGAGTCCGACGCATGCGAGGTCAACATCGAGGAGAATTGCCGACGCTCGCAAGATCCGAATCGCTTGCTCGCGCTCGATCCCCTCGAGAGCATCCGCGATCGCGATGAGCGCCCGCCCCTCCGCGCGCATCGATTCGGTAACTGCCCTCCGACCGTCGTCGACCTCGTCGCTCATGATTCCCCCTCCGCTTCGTCGCTCTCGGCTTCGGCGGCGTCGGCGCGCGCCCGCTCGGCATCAAACGCCGCCTCCCACCGGTCGCTAACCTGTTTCACGCATGCGGCGCCATACGCATCCAGCGCAGCGAGCTTGACGCGGAGCTCGTCGACGATGCGTAGGAGCGTATGCCGATCCTCGTGCGCTCGGGCGTCGTCGGGGTGTAGCGTCGTGATGTCATATTCCGTCGCGGCATCGCGAGCGCGGATGTCCTCGAGCTCGACCAGATCGAAAATGTATCGCTCGTCGCTCATTGCACGACCTCCTTTTTCCGCGCATGCACGTCGATGATCTCGTAATCGGTGTCGATCGATATCGGGCGCACCATCCATTGCTCGTATCGGAGCGCGACCGGTGAGCCGGTCTTGAGCGCATCGGTCACCATGGCGACGACCCGCGGATCGCGCACCGAGAATGCCCAAACGTTTGCGACGGTGCTCGCGTCGAGGGCGCGCATGCCGCCGAGGTTGAGCTCACCCTCCCACGATTTGAAAACGTACCCCTTGGCGCTGAATTTCACGACGACGCCGACGCGGTCGCCCGTACTGTATCCGCGCCCGCATGCGACGAGGGCGAGCGCGAGGAGGATGAGCCCGAGTCTCATCGCCCGCGCCTCGGCTCGGGTCGCGGTCCGCCGGTGTCGGCAGTACCCTCGACCGGCACTCCGTCGACGCACGCGATCTCGACGTATGCGAGTTGAGGCTCATCGAACGACACCGCATCGATCGGTTTGCCCTCGTGCAACGCGCGCGGTTGCAGCATGAGCCGCCGGCATCCATGGAGCCATTTCGTTTCCGCGATGACGACCCCCTCGAATCCGGTGATCGTGTCGCGCGCAACGTCGCCGAGCTCGAGCCGTCGGTCTCCCGTAACAGGATTGGTTTTCATCGCGCCGCCTTGCCCTTGGCTCTCTTCGCGCGCGGCGTGCCCGGTGAGGTTGCCGCGTTGCGAGGCACGTATGCGTCATCGACGACGCCATCCTCGGTGCCCGGTATCGCGACTTGTCGGCGCTTGCGAGCCGCCTCTTTCTCGGGCTCGGTCATTTGCCTGGTCGTGATCTTGCGCCCGTTGTCTTTGCGCACGACGTCGACCATGAGCCGGTGATCGTCATGCTCCTCGACGACCTCGAATTGAACCTCGATGACGCCGTCGATCCATTGCCGCGAGAGCGAGTCGACGCGCGTCTTGAGCTTTTTGATTCGCCCCGTATACACCGCATTGACGCTCCGCTTTTCATCCTCGACCGCGCGGATCTGTTGCTCGACCTCGGCGAGCTCGTCGCCGACATTCTTGCGATCCTCGTCGGACATCGGGCGCTCCTCGGTCTCGTATAGCTTTGCCTCGGCGGCTTGCTTGCTCATGGCTTCCCCTTTCACGCGGCTTCGGTCTCGTCTTGCGGCGAGCGGTAGAGATTGTAAAACGCTGTCGACTTGCCATCGAAGCCGCATCGAACGACGCCCGTCGGACCATTGCGCTGTTTGCCGACGATGAGCTCAGCGATCCCCTTGTCCTCGGTCGCCTCGTGATACCACTCGTCGCGATAGATAAAGACGATGTCGTCGGCGTCTTGCTCGATGGCGCCCGACTCGCGCAAATCCGAGAGCCGAGGGCGCTTGTCGTCGCGCGTCTCGCACTCGCGATTGAGTTGCGAGAGGAGGACGATCGAGCACTCGAGCTCGCGCGCGAGCCGCTTGAGCCCCGCGGTGATCGATGCGATCTCACGCTCGCGGGTCGAGCCCTTGGAGACCTCCGCCGTCATGAGTTGCAAATAGTCGACGGCGATCATCGCGATCGGCTCCTTGCGCTTGGCTTGTATCCGCCGAGCCCTTGCGCGGATCTGCACGAGGGAGATCCCCGGTGTGTCGTCGATGAAAATCGGGAGCGCCCCGAGGTCGTCTTGCGCATGAATGAAATCGGCGCGCTCGCGGTCGAGCATCCATCCGTTGAGCGCCCGGTGCACGCTCGCGCCCGAGCGACAGCATGCCATCCGGGCGCCGACTTGCTCGCGCGGCATCTCGAGCGAAAAGAGCAATACGAGCTTGCCGAGGGCGCCGAGCGTTTCGGCGAATCCGGTGACAAGCGACGTCTTGCCCATCGACGGGCGAGCGGCGACGACGGTGAGACGCGACGGACCGAGCCCGCCGATTTTCTTGTCGAGCTGCGCGATGCCGGTCGGCATGTCGACGTTACCCGCGCCCCGGAGCTCCGCGCGCAAGAGGTTTTGATACACCGATTGCTGGACGTCGTGCATCGATGCGACGTCGCGCGTCTCCGAGCCTTGCACGATGGCAAACACGTCGCCCTCGGATTGCTCGAGGTACGATTGCACCTCGTCGCCCCGCACCGAGTAGCCGACCGCGGCGATCTTGTGCGCGGTCGCGATGAGCTTACGCGCCCGAGCAAAGTCGACGATGCGGCGCGCTTTCTCCTCGATGCCGCCGACCGCGGGAACGTCATAGCAAAGATTGACCAGGTATTCGGTATCGCCGATTTGCTTGAGCCGCCCATCGTCGCGGAGCTTGCCGGCAACGGAGACGATATCGACCGCCGCGCCCGACGCGGTGAGTTTCAAGACCGCCTCATAGATCCAACGATTCGGCTCGAGGTAAAAGTCGCCGAGTTCGAGCTTGTCGGCGACGAGCGCGAACGACTCGGGGTCCGATATGCATGCCGCGAGCACCATCCGTTCGGCGGCGGGGTCGTGCGGCGGCGTGTGGGTGTCATCCTCGGCGGCGGTGTCGGGATCGAGCAGCGGATCGTGATCGGTCATTGGCGCCCCTCCAGTTTCTCGCGACGCTCACGCTCGGCGCGCAATGCCGCGGCTTTCTCGTTCATGCGTTTTCGATTTGCCTCGAGCTCGGCATCGGTCGGCAACGGTTCGTCGCTCTCGACGTGTTTGCGCGGCGGCGGTGCCTCTCGCGGGCGACGCGCCGAGTGCATGAAACTCACAAGCTTGGAGTGCTTTTCCTGATAGGTCGCGCCGTCGGCAATCTTCGTTGCCGCCTCATCGACGGCGGTGAGGACCCATGGGAGCGATTGCCCTTTCGAATCCATCCAGCCGACTTGCTCGTCGGCGAGTCGGTCGGCATTCAGCGACGCGAAAATAGGCCAGCGACGGATCCGGTCGCGGATGGCAACGAACTCCGGGTCGACCCGCGGCGTGTGTGCTCTCTCTCTGTCTCTAGGATCGGGATCGGGATCGGGGTTGAAATTTGCTTGAGCGTTGCTTAGCGTCGGCTTAGGCACTTGCTTAAGCACCGGCTTGGGTGGTGCCTCACGTTTTGCTTGGCGCCGTTTGCCGCCCGTTCGCCCCGACTCCGACCGAAGCGTGCGAAGTCTAAGCACTTCTTCGCGGCTCGGATTCCAATGGAGATAGTCGTGCAACTGAAATTCGCCGTCGTCGATCGGGTCACAGAGTCCCGCCTTGAACGCCCGCGCCCAAACCGCACGCGAGGCGATCGTGTTGGCGATAGGCCATGGGATGCGACCGTCGGTCAATCGCTCCGACGACCATGCGCCCGCCCGACAGAACGCGCCCCATGCCTCGTTACCGGCATCCACGATTTTCTTATGGAAAGTGCTCTTGTCGTCGATCTTGAACCAAGTCATGTGAGCACCGTTTGGCTAGCATCGAGCTTGGCACTTGCTTGGCTCGTGCTTGGCTCTTGCCAAAGCAACTCTTGAACCTCGGAGATGCAACGGTGAGCGTCGCGCCATACCTCCGAGCCGGTGAATCGCAAGACTTGCCAACCGGCGGCGACGAGTGCGCGGTCTCGAGACTTGTCGTGTGCGGCTTGTTCCTTTGTCCGCTCGTGAAAGTCATGCCCGTCGACCTCGATTGCAATCGACCGCCTGTTCGTGACGATCGCGAAGTCGAGCCGATAGTGCAGTGCCTCGCGCTGGCAATAGAGCCAGCCAATCTCCTCGCCCATGTCGAGCGACGCGAACGGTAGACGGGCGCGGAACGAGGGAGCGGGAATGTACCATTCGACGCCATCGAGACGGATCAAGGCGAGCATCATGGTTTGCTCAACGGGCGACTCGCATCGACTCAATTGCCTTTCGATCATTGCTCTCAATCGGGCAACCTCCGCCTCAAGCCATTCTCCCGGCTCATGCAATCGGCTCATCGCATCCCCCCGACGTTGAACAGCGGCGCATCCCCAACGATCCGCGCGCGGGCAATCTCGACGTACTCGGGATCCGCCTCGATGCCGATGAATCGCGCGCCCTCCGCCGAGCATGCGACGCCCGTCGAGCCGCTCCCCGCGAACATGTCGAGCACGAGCCCATTCGGCGGGGTGACGAGCCGCACGAGCCATCGCATGAGGTCGGTATTCTTTGCCGTCGGATGGATATTGGATCGCCCGCCGCCGCGACCGGCACCGGCGCGAGGAGACTGCAATCCGGCGGATCCATCCTTGCGCCCGGTGAGCTCGCCGCCCGATTTGCGCGGCATGTAATCGCAACCGCCCTCACGATCGGCGCGCGAGGCTTTCGCGAAATAGGCGAATGGCGGGAACGTTGTAAAGAATCGGCTCGCGCCCCCCTCGTCGCCCGCAAATCGGGTCGGCGCACCATGGGCATAGTCGCCATGCGCGACCGAGGTCGACGCGCGATCACTCGTCGCATTCTGTCCGCCGTTGCGCGTGATCCCACTTTGCAGATCGAGCTCCTTGACCGGGCATCCGTCGACGCATCGCCAATCCTCAACCGTCTCGAATCCGTCGGCGTCGGCATGATGGACCGTCGACGTTTCCGCGCCGGTGAATAGCGACGGCGGGCGCTCGGTGTCGTACCAAACGGGCGCCGCCTTGACCCGCTTGGTACCGACGCGCGCGCAACCCGGAGCGTGCGAGATCAGGAAATGGCTAGGCCAGCGCCCTTGCGATAAGCCGCCGCGATCAACATACTGGTCGTATGACTGCAACCCGAGAAAAGCATCCCAATTGGCGAGGTGGTCGGTACATAGACTCGAGTGGATACGTGACCATTCTGTGCGATGACGGCATTTACCGTCGAGAACACCGGGTTGTAATGGCGACAGTTCTCGGGAGACCTCTTCGATCAGACGAAGTAGTGCATCACGAGAACGGTGACAAGCTTGACAACAACCCCGGAAACCTACGGCTAACATCGAACAGCGATCACACGTCGCATCACTGGAAAACGGGCGAGTTGAGAGCGAGCCACATTCAGCCCAAGACGATAGTATGTGTCGAATGTGGTCACCGTGGTCGTCTACACGCGAAGGGACAATGCCGCCAATGCTATATGCGGCTTGCTCAGCGGCGTTATTCGCTAGCGCATCCAGACCGCATAGCTGCAAGGCGCGTGACTGATCGCGAGAGAAAGCGCTAACTCTTGTTCCGTCGATGTTGAGCGCGCCCGTCCCGCGCTCGAGCACGTTGCGAGCGACCGAGCCGCGGAACGGTTTGCGGATGAGGATCCATTCCTCGATCGCCGGCTTGAGCGCCGTGCCCCATCCTTGCCAGCGTTTCGCGTCGTCGGTCGCGGGCGCGGTGACGTCATAACCGCCGCGCGCCTGATATGCGCGAGCTTTCTCCGCGTCGCGACCGTCGAGCGTTTTGCCGTCGAATTCGCCTAACGTGTGACGGCTCGACATTACATTGTTGAGCCTTCTTTGCCTCCCGATGATCTCTCGCTCGGCACCGGCGAGCTTGTCGATCGCTTTCCCTACGTCGAGCGACTTGGGAAATCCGACCCCAAACGAATGAAACACCTTGTCTCGAATCTCAAACCCCGCATCCTCGAGCGCGAGCGCTGTCCAATGCGCGGTGCGAGGGAGCGCCCATACGAGACCATGCGCGCCCGGTTTCATGACGCGAAAAGCTTCGCGCATGCGCTCGGTCATCCATGCGACCCAATGATCGCGACCGCCCTTGTCATGGTCCCATTTTTTCCCCATGAACGAGATTCCACAGGGGGGATCCGTAACGAGCGCGTCGACGCACGCCTCGGGGAGCGCGCGCAAGACGTCGACGCAATCGCCGACATCGATAGCCCATCGCTGGGAGCCCGCGAGAACGTCGGCGATGCTCATGTCGCCCCGCCTTGCATCGCCCAAAGCAAGCGCGGGCACTCGCGCTCGAGTCGCGCGCTCGACATCGCCACATATTCCGGGTTGAGCTCGATGCCGACGTATCGCCGCTCGTGTTTGACGGCGACGACGCCGGTCGTGCCCGCGCCGTTGAATGGGTCGAGCACTGTGCCGCCCTTGGGGGAGCCGGCGAGGATGCACCGACGCGCGAGGGCTTGTGGGAACGTGGCGAAGTGGGCTTCGGCGCACGGTTCCGACGCGATCGTCCAAACCGATCTGGCGTTGCGTCCAGCGGCGTTAATGAAATCGCCCATGCGATCGCAATTCCCTACTCCCGCCGAAACGGTATTCGCGCGCAACGACCCCTTGATCGCGTTCGGATCCTGCGTTGCCTTCAGCCCGTATTTATAGCGCGCGAGTGACGACGCCTTGTGCGGCTCGCGGATCGCGTCGGCGTCGTAAAAATACCGCTCGCTCTTCGCGAGCAAGAACACATACTCATGCGCCTTCGTCGGTCGGTCGATCACGCTTTCGGGCATTATGTTCAACTTCGACCAAATGATGTCCGAGCGCAGATACCAGCCATCGGCGCGCAACGCGAACGCGACGAGCCAAGGGATACCGACGAGGTCTTTCGGTTTGAGACCAGGACTTGCGCCCGCCGCATAGCTATCGCCGAGGTTGAGCCACAGCGTCCCATCGTCGGCGAGCACGCGACGCACGCCGCGAAACACCTCGACCATGCTCGCGACGTATTCGTCGGGCGTCGGCTCGAGCCCGAGTTGCCCCGCGTGCCCGTAATCGCGGAGCCCCCAATAGGGCGGCGACGTCACGCAACACGCCGCCGATGCCTCGGGCAAGGTCGCGAGCACGGCGCGGCAATCGCCGGTGAGGACCTGCCACGGGGCGATCATGCCGCACCCTTCCGCCGCCGCACAATGACATCGCAAAGCGCGCCAATGGGGGCGAGCGCGTCGGGCGAAATCTCAATGTTCCAATGCTCGGCTTGCCGCGCTCGAGCGCGACGCCCGACCTCGAGCATCCGTTTCCGCCCGATGCATCCGTTGATCCACGCGAGCTCGCGACGCTCGCACCATCGGACGAAAACATAGACGTCGCTCTCAAGGGGGAGCTCGCCGCGCCGCGGGTCGAAACACCGCACGAGGTTGCGCGTGCCACCGACTTTCGTCTTGACTTGAACGCGGAGCCCTTCGACGCGCAAGTCGACATCGCCGTCGCCGCGGGCGCGTAGCTCGGTGTCGAGCGACAGATTGCACCGCGCTTTGCGGTTGAGGTAATCGCACACCGCGAGCTCGCCGATGAGACCGATCGTCGTCGGGTTGCCGCCGAGCCATAGCAAGCCGCGTTTCCAATGGTCGGCGCTCCGGTTGTACCCGCGGGCGGCATCGCGCTCGGCGGCAACGCGCGCGACCCATGCGAGCTCGCCGGCGGTGATCGGGATCGGCTCCGTCATTCCCGGCTCCATAGGTCGCACCGCATCGCCGCCCGGTGTGCGAGCTCATCGGAGATCGCGACGACGACGACGACGAGCACCGCGCAAACACCGATCATGCTGCCCCCCTCCGCGAGAATGGAACCGAGCGCATGACGACACGCGTCGGCGCGTCGCCTAAGACCAATTGAGTAAGGTTCGGAGCTACTGCCGCCGAGCGGCTTGGATCAGGCGGGCGAGACTTTCTCCGCCCATGCGTCGAGCTTGATTCGTGCGAGCTTTCGCAATTCGATGAGGGTCTCGAGCTCGGGTCGACGCTCGCCGCGGCACCATCGCGAGAGTTGATCCCGATGAAACCGATCGCGGATGGCGCGCGCGAGCTTCGACTTTTTGCGCCCGCCGACGATCGACCGGAGCCGCTCGGATGCGACCGTCGGTCCGACCGCGCGTTGCATTCCCTTCCCCATGCCCTCCTTGTTAATCGACCTTGTCACACGTTGTCAAGCGCCAACGCTCGCCAACGGGCGGGGCGGTCGATCTCGCTTGCCCAATGTTGGCACATGCCTACAATCGGAGGCACCTACACATGCCGCTGCTACCCGACCTGCCCTCCCGATCTTGGTACGCCTATCGATGTTTGCCTCGCAACGAGCGCGGCGATCTTCCGTCGTACCGAGAACTAGAAAGACTCCACAATTTATCCCAAGGGACGATCTCTCGGATGATATCCGGCGACCGTACCGACCTGCGCCGCGACACGTTTCGCGCGCTCGCCGCCGCGCTCCGCGTATCGGAGGATTGGCTCGATCATGGCGGCGGCGACGACGCGCATCCGGACACTCCGCGAACGTCGGAGCCGATCCCGCCGCGACCATGCGACAAGATGAAACGTTACGGTGAGCTCCCCGGATGGGCGAGCGCCGTTGCCGAAATACTGAGCACATGGACGGAGCCGCCGCGCGCCGCGGTACTCCTCGCCGGTGCCGACTTGCCAGTGTTGCGCGAAGTGAAAGCCCCGATCACCCCGGAGATCGCTTATGCGGTTTCGATTTTTGCGTGGGAGACCTCCGCGCTATGGGAGCGGAGCGAGTACACGCATCGCACGCTCGACATCGAGGCGCACCAATCGGCGATCACGCGCCCAGTTTCGCATGCTCCGCCGGCGAGGCGCCCGAAACGGATCGATTCGAAAGTGTTTCCAACGGCGAGCAAATAAGCACTTCGCGGTTACGACGGTGACGGTGCGGCAATCGATCCCCGCCGCGAAATTATTTCCGGTCGACTGCTGATTTCGCATTGCCTGCGTCCGCATTCTGGACGATGGTGCGAAGCTCATGTTGGTTGCAAGCCGCGACGAAATCGCCGCTTGCCTGAACCTGAAGCGTCCGTACGGGGTGGGGCAGCGGATAGCACGCGACGCGAGCGCAACGCTCCGCGCCGCGAAAATCGGTCCCTATCCGCGACCCTTGGATCTCGGAATGGCGTTGTCGTTTTCTTTCGTCGCCGATCAAATCTACGGGCGCGATCCCGACACCCTCCCTCGGTGCTGGGTCGATCGCGAGCGACGCGTGATCCATTACCGCGACGATGCCGACATGCGCGATCGGGGTGACAATATGTTTCTCGGCATCGGTCTCACGATTGCGCCCGACCGCGAAGACGCGATCTTGACCGCCGGGTTTCTCGCGTTTCCGTCCCGCGTCGGTCTCGTCACGATCCTCAATCGCCAACCCTACATTTCGCAAGCGTACGCTGCAGATCATTGCCGCATGCGCGCCGAGCTCGTCGACCAATCCGGTCTTTGGCTCGTCGTCGGAGGACGGACCTAGGATCGTTGGCAAAAAAACACTCGCTGGCGAAAGCCAACGTGTTGGCACTTGACAACGTGTGACGGATAGGATTACCGTCGGTCGCATGATGGCGATCGACGATAAAGACGTCGCGCAGAGGGCGCCGCTCTACGACGCGATCGACACGCTCGCCGAGAAACTCGACGCCGAGCGCAAAGCGATCCTCGCGGTGCATGCCCACCTCACCGAGGCGCTCGAGACCGCGACCAGCGCGAAAGACTACGTCGCCGCCGCGGATGCGTGCCTCCGGATCGCCGACGTGTTTTTCGCGCGCAACAGACCAGGCGAGGCGAGGCAATGGCAACAACGCGCCGCCGACTATGCCGACGCGGGGCGACGACAGAAACGGGCAAAGAAAGGGAGGCGACGATGATCACACATGCCGACGTTCATGAGCAGATCGACCGCATCATTTCGGGTACGCGCCTCACGTCGTTCATGGTGACGACGAATTCGTTTCGGAGCGAGGATGGTTCGGTCGCTGTCGAATGGGCTTGCACCATCTCCTCCGGTCGCGCGACGCCCGAGTTTTTCTTTCGCTCGCGCGACGCCGACGAGCTCGTCACCGCCGTACGCAAGGGGGTCGACCTCCGCCGCCCCCACTTCGCGATCCGCGCGCTCGAAGCCGTACGCACGCCGCCCCCCGTCGACACCGCTTTCGCCGATCCCAAGGTCGGACCGCGGCGCAACGCGGCTTGCGTCGAGGGTTGTTACCGTCCGACCGAGGAGGGGTGATCCCATGCTCGGGGGGGGACTACATCCGGGGCTCTCGTTCGAATTCTACACCGACATTCCGGCGGCGAATATCTCGGCGCTCAAGGAGATGACGCGCTCGCCGCTCCATTACCGCTATCGCCTCGCCCATCAGAAAGAGACGCCCGCGCTCGCCCTCGGTCGCGCCGCGCATGCGGCGGTGCTTGAGCCCGAGCGATTCGAAACCGATTTCGTTCTATGGGATCAATTGACCGAATCGGGTCGGCTCCGCCCGCGCAACGGAAAAGATTGGGATGCGTTCTGCGAGGCGAACAAGGGCAAGACGATCCTCAAGCCCGACGACCATCGCCATGCGCTCAACGTTCGCGATGCGGTGCGCGCCAAGCGGGTTGCCAAAAAGTACCTCATGGGCGGCAAGCCCGAGATGTCGATGCTTTGGACCGACGCCGCGACCGGTCACCCGTGCAAGGGGCGCGTCGATTGGATCACCTACGTCGACGCGGTCGATTGCATCGTCGGATTGAAATCGGCGCGGGACCTCGACCCGCGAAGGTTCGCCTCGCAAGCCGCGACGCTGGGATACCCCCTGCAATGGGCGTTTTACTTTGACGGATACTCGACGATCACCGGCAACGCGCCGCGCATGGTCGAGATTTGCGTCGAGGCATCGCCGCCGCACGACGTTATCGTTTTTGTCATTCCCGACGAGGTCATCGAATACGGGCGCGAGGAGTACCGGGCATGCCTCTCGCGGCTCATCGAGTGCGAGCGGTCGGATCGATGGCTCGGGCGCGCGGAGAACGAGGTTTTTTTTGAGCTACCAACCTATCTGCAAGAGCGCGACGACGAGGATCTCGCTGGGCTCGAGCTCGAGGGCGAGGAGCGCTCCCGAGCCGTCGCCTTGATCAACGAGGATCTATGAACGCTCCGAAAAAGATCAGGGTCGTCGACTTCGACGAGCTTTACCCGGGGCGCTTTCTCAAGGCCAGCGATTTCAAGGGACAGAAAGTGACCATGACGATCGCCGACGCATGGCTCGAGGAGCTCGAGGGCGAGGACGGCAAGGAGCTCAAGGCGACCGTCGCTTTCAAGGAGCGCCCGAAAGAACTCGTTCTGAATAGAACCAACGGCGAGGCGATCAAGGCAATGTTCGGGCGCAAGCTCGCCGATTGGAACGGCAAACGGGTAACGCTATTCCCGAGCGTCGTCACCGAGCGCGGCATGCTCAAGGGGCAACCGTGCATCCGGGTATATGGCTCGCCCGACATCGCTCACGATCTCGACATCGTCATCAAACGACCGCGGCAAGACGCGAAAAACGTGACGTTGCACAAGGTAACACCGGGCGCGAAGCCATCGGCGAACGAGCCGCGCGAGCCCGGCGACGAGTAAGCAACAACCAGAAAACGGTAAGGGAGGATCAAATGGAAAACGGAACGACGACGATTCACGAAGAACGCAAGGCGCCTCGCACCCGTTCGAAACCCGCCGCGGCGGAAGGAGAGATGCACATCGCGATCAAGGCGCCCGATCTCCGGGTCGCTGAGTTCGAGCTCCGCGGGACGGCGCCCTATGTGCAGTTTCGCTTCCCGCAAAAGGCGATCGACCAGATGAAAGCAAAGCACGAGGCGGGGTCGACGGCGAAGGGTAAGAAGGTTCGCGACAAGCGAGATTTCGACGAGGACTATCGGCAAGCAATTCATCTGTCGCGCGAGGGGTGGCCAGGCATTCCGGCAAACGCTTTTCGTTGCGCAATGATCGACTCGTGCCGGCTCGTCGGCTTTCACATGACGTTGAGCCGCATGAGCGTCTTTGTCCTCGCCGACGGAGTCGACCCGCTCGACGGTACCCCTCTCATCCGAATCGAGGGCGAGCCGCAAAGGCTTATCTCCCACGTGCGAAACGAGGGCGGCGTCGCCGATCTGCGAGCTCGCGCGATCTGGCACGAGTGGTCGTGCAAGATCCGCGTCCGTTACGATGCCGATCAATTCACGATCGCCGACGTCACGAACCTAATCGCCCGCGCCGGCATGCAAGTCGGCATCGGCGAGGGGCGCCCGTTCTCTAAGAAAAGCAACGGTATGGGGTGGGGAACGTTCGAGGTGCAATCGTGATGAGCGGACTCAACCCCGCCGCGCTCGCCGCGCTCGCCAAGCTTTGCGAGCGGAGCGGCGGTACGTTGCGCCCACTCGACGTCATCGAGGAGGGGCGCCCCGCCGACTCCCCGCTTCATAGTCAATTCACTTGGGACAACGAACAAGCCGGCGACGAGCTTCGCCTCATTCAAGCCCGAGCGCTCATCGCTAGGGTCAAGGTGACACTCGTCACCGGTCCCGAGACAGTCGTTACCGTGCGCGCCTATCATAGCCTTCCGTCCGATCGGGGCGGCGCGGGGTATCGACCGCTCGGCGGTTGCATAAGCGACGCCGCGCGCAAGCGAGAGCTGTTGCAAACCGCGTTGCGCGAACTCGCCGGCTTTCGTCGGAGGTATCGCGATCTCACCGAGCTCGACGGAGTGATGCTCGCAATAGGTGACACGCTCGAATCGGAACCGGCGGCGGCGGTCGGATGAATCTAGGCAGGCGGGGCGAGGTCCTCGGCGGGGCGTGGCAGGCATGGCCAGTCCAGGCGCGACGGAGCAAGGCACGGCAAGGCGAGGCAGGCAAGGCACGGCAAGGCGTGGTCCGGTTTGGCGCCGCGGGGCTCGGACAGGCGTGGCAAGGCAGGCGAGGCGGAGCATCGCGCGGACGCGCCGCGCGTGGCTTCGCGAGGCAGGCTAGGCGGGGCGTGGCATCGTTAGGCACGGCACGAAATTGGCTCGGCAGGCGCGGCGGGGCGCGGCATCGCCCGGCGTGACATCGCCCGGCAAGGCTAGGCAGGCAGCGCGAGGCACGACGAGGCTAGGCGCGGCGGGGCAAGGTCGGGCATGGCAGGCAAGGCGAGGCTCGGTGGGGCGCGGCATGGCAAGGCGGAGCGAGGCACGGCGCGGCAGGCGCGGATTGGCAAGACGAGGCTCGGCGGCGCGGGGCATGGCGAGGCTAGGCAGGCCAGGCGGGGCAGGGCATGGCGTGGCGAGGTTGGGCGTGGACGGGCGTGGCGAGGCAAACGCAGTGAACCGCGACGGCGCGGCACCAACGAGGCAATTGATCAACGGTGCCGCGCCGCGCACCGAAAAAATGGGGGATCAATGACGACGATCAAAGAGCTCGACGCATTCGAGCGGACGCTTGCCGCATACGTCGAGGTCGGCGCCATCTTCGCGACGCTCTTGCCCGAGGAGCGGCGTCGCGTTCTCCAGGCGATCACGATTCAACTCAACGCGCACGAGCGCGGCGACGCGAGCGACCGCGATGCCATGATCGAAATCGCCGCCAAGCTCGCGGGGGGGAGTCTCTCATGACGCCGAAGCTCATCTACGTCGCCGGACCATTCCGAGGACCGAACGGATGGGAGATTGAGCGCAACGTGCGACGTGCCGAGGAGCTCGGATACGACGTCTTTCGCGCGGGCGGCATGCCAATTATTCCGCATGCCAACACGAGGCACTTCCATGGGCAAGGCACCGATCAATTTTGGCTTGACGGTACGCTCGAGCTCGCGCGCCGTTGCGACGCTTTGATCCTGACGCCCGACTGGTCGAACTCGGTGGGCGCGCGGTCGGAGCGGATGACGGTGCTCGAGATGGGCAAGCCGGTGTTTCATACCGTCGCCGATTTGGCGGCGTGGGTGGGGCGATGAGGAGGAGGAGGGGAGAGATGAGCGCGATTGAAACGCAAGTGCAAAGGAAACCGCGGCGCGTGCTCGAGGAGGTACTTGTCCCGATGCTCATCGTCGCACCGTTGCCAGCGACGATCACGCAACACAATTGCGGCGAGTCGTTCGGTATCACGAGAGACGAGTATCTCCGGTACATCGGCGAGGGCGCGTTTCCGGTGAAAGAGATCGGCAAATTGCGGGTCGCGCGGTACGCCGATGTCGAGCGCTACTTGACGGAGAAAGCTGAGGCAAAACGGCGTCGCCGACCGCCGTCGAAAGAGAAGAAACAAGCGCCCGATCCGACCAGTTTGATCGCGGGATTTGATATCAAGGAGTCGCTACGCAAGGTCGCCTTTCAGGCATAGGCGTCTCGCGCTACACTGTTGCTCATGAGCAACGTATCCCCGAAGCGCCTCGGATCTGCCGAGTACGACGCGCGTCGCAAGGCGGTCTTTTTTCGTCTCGCCCGCGCCGCCGATCCGACCCGCAAACGTCACAACTTGCGCGACCATCTCCCCGCGGCGTCGATCTCGAGCGACGCGATCATCGCCAAACGGCAAGCGGAGGAGATCGCTCACCTCATGAGCGAGGAAATCCTTGCCGGTCATCTCCGACCGGTGCGCGCGGGCTCGGTCGAGGAGACCGTCGATGCATGGTTTGACCGATGGTGCCAATGGCGCGTCGCGCAACACTACGTCGAGACCGACATCGACGATCGGTCACTCTATTCGAACCATATCAAGCCGCTCATCGGTCACATGCGAGTGCGAGCCGTGTCGACGGAGGACATCCGTGCCATTGTGCGCCGCCTCGATCGACTCATCTGCGAAAAGAAAGACTCCTTTGCACGCGTGGAAGCGTCGCGCGGCAAAGGGCTCTCGGGCAAGCGAGCGGCGAACGCCTGGTCAACGCTCCGCTCCATGTTCCGCGACATGCACGAATCCAAAAACGAGGCGCTCCGAATCCGCCCCGACGATCCGACGCGGGACGTGCAACCGCCCGACCGCACCGACAAGCGCAAGGGCACGATCCTCTATCCCGATGAATACCTCCGCGTCATGGTCGCGCCCGGTATGTGGGAGGCGAGCGGGGAAGGGAAAATGCGGATCGGCATGTTGAGCCGACGACGCGCGACGCAAAGATGGATGCGCATGATCTCGATCGCCGTCTATCTGTGCATGAGGGCGAACGAGATCCGCGCGCTCGAGTGGCAAGGGATCGATCTCGAGCACCGCGTGATTTCGATTCACCAAGCCGCCAAGCGCAAGTCACGGGGCAAGAAAATCAAGGTGCCTAAGAAATCCTCGATGCGTGTTTTCGAGATCCCCGACGAGATCGTGCCGCTCCTCGAGGCAATGCGCGCCGAAGCCGCCGCCGAGCAAGGGGTCGAGCATCCGGTCGGTCGCGTGATCGAGCTCCCCCCGGAGGAGGAGCTTGCCTTATATTTCCGCGAGACGATCTTGCGGGTCGCCGGTCTCACGCGCGAGGCGCTTTTCGCCGACGACCAGTTGCGGCGCCCGATCACCTTTCACGATCTGCGAGCGACCGGCATTACGTGGCGCATCATGCGGGGGGATAACCATACCCTCGTGCAAGCGACCGCCGGTCACAAGTCGTTCGCCGCGACCGAGGACTACATCAACGCGGCGTCGCTCCGCGGCAAGTCGGTCGGACAACCCTTCCCCCCTATCCCGGCGATCGTCCTCGGCGGATCGGAAAGGCGCCCCTTTGCGGCAACCGACTCCGTCGCCGGCAACCGCTCCGAGACGGCGCAACCGGGCGGAGCCGATGGGACGGATCCGGCTTGTCCCGCCGCTGTCCCGCAACCGTCCCGCAAGCCTTGTAACCACTTAGAATCAGCCAGCAAAATTGCGACCCCAACGGGAATTGAAAACGGCAACTCATCAAAAAACCCGGCAAAAACAGGGCATTTTCGGTCGTCTGTCCCGCAAGACGCCGTCGGTCGGGCTCCGTTGCCATCCGCTTGGCGGGACACCGACGCCGTCGCGACCGCGCTCCGCGTCGCCCTCGAGAACGCCATCGCCGACGGTCGCTCAACCGACGCCGCGGAGCTCGCGAGTGAGCTTGCCGCCCGCGCGCGGTCCGTCAAAAGCCCCAACGTCGTACCCCTCGCGAGCCGCCGCCCCCCGCGATAGATTCGACGTTGTCAGGAACGAACAGGGGGGCGCGACAATGAACGAGGACCAGATCCAAATCGCTCGGGACGCATACACCGCTTTCGGCACCTCGCTCTCATGGAAGAACGAAGCGGGGAGCGCGCCTAACGCACCGATGCCCAAGTCGTTCGACGATCTGCCCCCCCGACTCCGCGATGCGTGGCAAGCCGCCGCCGCGAAGATGTCCGAGTCGCTCCGCGCGTCGTCACCGGACCGCGAGCAAACGACGGCGCGCGAGAATATCCCGCCGCCTGGTCGCCCGCCCTCTACTTGACGCGGGGCGGCGCCGCCTTCGCGCCGGGACCTAGTTGGACGTCGGCGAGGCTTCGCGCGCCGCACGTCCCGCATTGGATCCATAGCGCTTGATCCAACGAATAAAGATCGGTGTCGGCGCTCCCTATGGCAAAGCGCTCGATCCCGATGGCTCGTGCCACGCCTCCACACGGACAGTTGTAGTCCGGTAGTTGTTCAACTGGTATCCACGCGCCCGCGTGTAGCCACTTTCTCATCGCGAGCCTCTACCCGCGACCCACGTATCGACCTCGGTCGCCAAAAACCGGTACTCCCCGACGGCGCCGAGCCGGTGCGCTGGCAAGCCCTCTAGGCGAACAAGTCGCGCGACTGTTTTGGGATGCAATCCGAGCCGCTCGGCGACTTGAGCCGTCGTCAACACTCGGGGATGCGACCTCGAGTGCTCTTGCAATTCGTCCCGCACGATCCCGCGGATCAACTCGATCAACTCCTCGACCGTCAACGTCACAAGCATCCGCTTCAGATCGAGTGCCGCGACTTCGGCGCGTTTCATTTGACGAGACCGCGCTCGCGCGCGAGACGGAGCGCGATGCCGAGCAATGGATGGTAGTCGGCGTACTCGACCGGACTCGATGTGTAGTCGGGACCCTCGTCACCGTATCGGGCGACGACACTCGCGCGACGCCATTCCTCGTGCGGCGGACAGATGTAGAGGTCGTGTTGAAGCTCGATGCCGAGGAAAACGCACCGCTCGCAATCGTGGACGAAGCGCGGCGCGCTCGCGCTCACTTGACCTCGATCCCGCAATAGGGTTGCGCGCCGTCGCGGATATAGATGCCGTCGCGCGTCGGTGCCCCGCAATAGCAACATTGCTCGTCGTCGGGCGGTAGAATGCGAACGGGCTCGCGACCCGGATTGCGCGCGGCAAAGCATGGCGCGCAAATGGCGTGACGAAATGGGCTCTCGGGATGCGTGCTCATTGCTTGACCGCGCTGCAAACCGTTTCCCAAAGCAATTGGGCGACCTCGCGTTTGTTCGTCGACAGCGTTTTCGACTTGGCGAGCCGCGTTGCGAGCATCGTCCAAACCTTCCAAAGCTCGTTATCCGAAACCTCCTCGCCGGTTCGCCCGTCGAGCGATTCGACGAGGAGGCTAAAGCTACCGTCGGGCGGATAGATCATCGACAGCAAAACGATCGCGTCGCATGCGGATCGGTTGAGCTCCTCGACTTTCGAGCGTGGGAGCGGCGGATCTTCCGGGCGGATGTCGTACGTCAAAGGATAGAGTTTCTCGCTCATCGGGGTCCCTCCAATCTCGTTCACGACGACCTAAACCGCATCGCGTCGACGAGCGCCGAGAGCCGCGCGACCTCAAGCTGTGTCTCGGCGAGCTCCTTGCTTAGCTCGTCGCACTCCGTCTCGACCGCCCGAATGTGATCGGCGAGCGCCGCCGACGAGCCGGTCATCTGGCGAACGGCGTCGAGCTCGACCCGCAATTGCTCGGGCGACAGTCGCTTGCTCATTCGCCGAGCACCTCACGGCGTTTCGCCTCGGCATATCGCGTCATGAGGTCGGTCTCCTCGCGCGACAGAACGCGCGCCCATGCCCATTGAAAAAGAAAGTGTGCAACCGGAGTGCCCGACACCGACACCGCCTCGTCGATGAGAGCCTGTACGCGCGCGAGCTCGTCGGTCGTCAAGGTGTCGTCGGCGTCTTTCATGCCGCGCATGCTACCGCGGGACGTTGCGGCGTGACAACGGGGATCCCGCCGTGGTAGAGGCGATCGGGGGGCGACATGAATCGGCACGAACGACGGAAAGCTTTCGCGATGGGGCAACGCGCGGCGGAGACCGGGAAGTTTCCGCCCGAATATCTGCTCGTCATCGAGGCGATCCGACACGCCTATTGTGCGTACCGCGAAGCGTATCCGGACCGCGAGCCGCCACGCTTCGCGTTGCCGCCGCGCGAATTTATGGTGATTGTGTCGCTCGAGATCATCGCGCCTCGGGTTGCGCGCAACGACACGGCGGCATGTTTTCTTGAGGGTCTCATCCAGGGAGCCAAGGAGAGCGGCGACTCTAAAAACATGCCGACGCTTTTCATGCTCGGAGTCGCGCTCGACAGCGTCGGCGCGGAGATTGAGCGGGTCTCGCTCGCGGAGCTCGGTCTCTCGCCGACGGGGCGGGACAATTGAAAAAAGGGGCACGTTTGCCCCCCGATGCCGTCGAGCAACATACCCTTAAAGGATTAGCGGCGAGCGCCGTTCATATTGGGCATAGAGGGACGCTCAACCGCGGGAACGGTCGAGCATCCCAAGTCGGGGAAGGGAAACGGCATCTACCGTTCGACCCCCCTCGACCTACCACCGTCACGATCTGGAGAATCGCACCGATGGCAACTCGCACCCTATCAGGTTACGCCCGTATTTTCTTTATCGAGATCGCTCGCGAAATCGCCGATTGGTACGGATGGATCCGTTACGCCATCGTCCTCGGCGGCGGCGGCTTCTAAGACCTACACCATGAAATTCATCGCCCTCAGCACCATGCTCCTCCTCGCCGCCGCCGGTTGCGGCAGTGCGCCCGACACCGTCACCGACACCGCGCCCGACGCCGCCGGAGACGTACTCGCGCCGCCTACACCGACGACGACCGGCACCGTCCCGCCGCCGCCGGTACCGGATGCGGGCGCGGATACCCGGGGCGCCTCGGATGCGGGCGCCGACACGCGAGCGGACACCGTCCCGACCGTCGACGCGGTACGCCCGCCCGACGCCACTCCGATCGAGGGTGGGGTCGATGCCCCGACCGAGGCGGGCGCGCTCGACAGCGGGGCGCCGACGAGCGACGTCGGGGCGATTGAGGCGAGCGCCCCGGATGCGCGCGTCGATTCGGTTGCGGTCGCGGATGCGGTTGCGACCGTCGACGCGGTGCGAGATGCCGCCGGCGATCCGGTGTGTCCCGTCCCGAATGCCGAGTGCAAGAGGGTCAACGACACCGACGCGCGCGTGCGGGCGACGTTTCCCGCGCCGTGCTCGCCCGAGCTCGCGCGCCAGTGCGGTGGCGTGCAACCGCCCCCCGGCGGCACCGTCGTCGAGACCTTGCCGCTCGTATGCCGCGCGGGCGCATGGCGGCTCGCGGGCGCTTGGAGCGGCGTGCAATGGGTACCCTATTTCGAATGCTCGCGCGGTTGCGCGGAGGGCATGCTCTGCGATCCGTGAGCGCGGCGCGATTGCCGCGTTAGATAGAGCCGCCGAGGGGGTCACCGTCCTCCGGCGGCTTTCGGCTTTTGTGCCTTGACGACCGACGTTGCCACGTGGCAGCGTGCGGGCGCATGGGGGTAGGGTCGAAGGATCTCGCGACGCGTGAGGGGGCGCTCGGGTTTCTCGAGTCGACGAAATCGAGTGTACTCGGGCTGCACGCGCGAGCCGGTGTCGTGCGCCCGCATGTGATCCTGTTCGCCGACAGGGATCCGAACGGGGAGCCGTGCCTCGACGAGGACGGGCGCCGCATGACCGGCGCGTATTTTTACTTTCCCGACACCCTTGCGGGCGGCGACGAAAGGGACGCTTTCTCGGCGGTGATCCGCGAGCTCCTCGTGCTCACGCATGCGTGCGGCGTCATGACGGTTATGGAAAGTTGGGTCGCGTGCGGCAAGCTCACGCCCGACGCCCCGACCCCGGAGCGAGCGCGCGCGCGATTGCCGAAAGACTGGTCGGCGCCGTTCGCGGGGCGGCGCGAGGGAATCGTTATCCTCCTCGAGCACATTGCCCTTGAGCATCCGGTCGAGCAATGGGCGGAGACCGAGCGCGCCGCCTCGGGCAAGGCCTATTTCAAACCTTTCGTCGATATGGCTTCGTCCCTTGGCATCGACGGCAATCGAGCGCAGCGCAAGGGGCGGTTTGTCGACCTCTTGCGGCGGTCGGCGTCATGAGGCGATGGCGCCCCGAGGCGGTGCGGCTCCGAATGAGCACGACCCTCGACGAGGGCGACGACGAGCCGATCTATCCGACGCACCAATGCTTTGACGATGTCGCCAATTTTTACAATGAGCTCGTCGCGGGCGGAGCGTGCGCCTCCGAGATCCGCCGGCATATTACCGTGCATGGGATCATGTTCACGCCCGACGGCGAGCCCTACGCGCATGGATGGATCGAGGTCGAGCCGAGTCGCCTAGTCATTCAGGGCGGGATCCGACTCGGGCGGCGGATCTTCTACGGTATGCGCCGCGCCGACTTTCTCCGCTCCCTCCCCGTTTGGGATGAGACCCGATACACCATCGATGAATGCATGGAGCTGCAACGGCGGTGCGGCATGCCGCCATGGCGCGAGGAGTACCGCGTCCTTTGCGGTGACACGCGCGACACCCCGCTTAAGAGTCGCCAATGGAAGGCGCCCCCCGCGCCGATTCTGATCAGAAAAGACGACCGCCGATGACCGACGCCGATATCTGGAAAGCGGCGGGAACGTTCGCGGCGATCGCTGTCGCATTCATCGTCGCGATTCGTCTCATGCTCGATCGGGCGGGGCGGGACTAACCCTTCCGCTCGTCGTCGGGCGGCGCGGGCTCGGTGTCGCTCGTCGCGATCGCGTCGTCGTCGCACGTCGCCCCGTTCGGATCGCCCGTCACGAATACGCCCGCCATCCGGTGGAGCGACATCGCGACGAGCCCTTGCGCGCGCGCGGCGGTTTCGGCATCGACCTCGGGCGGTACGAGCTCCGCGGGCAGGCTCGCATCAAATAGCTTGTAGAAAGCGACGAGCCGCCGCGAATACACCTCAACGGGGTCGGTGTAGTAACCGGCGGTCTTGAGCGCGACGGCGAATTCGGCGGGCGAGCCCCGCTCTATGGCCTCCCACGCTCTCGCCCATCGCCGCCGCCCTTTCAGAAAAGCGAGATGGTCGATCGTGCCCTCGGCGAGGGTCCGGAATGCGCGAAACCGCGTCGCCGGATGGGGCGGCTCAAGGTATACGTCCCGACCGTCTATCCTCTCGCGGCACCGAAAATAGGTGTAGTCGTATCCGTCGCCCTCGATGCTCTTGACGTTGCCAATATTGAAACAGTGCACCGCCCGCCATTCCGCCGTTTCATGGGCGCTCTGAGCCAATAAGACGAGTATCGACCGACGGCTAGGCACATGCCCAAAGAGCGACCGCCAAGCGGCGACGAGGGCGCTTGCGAGCTCCGTTGCGGTGATCGGTGTGATGGTATTCGGTATTTCCGCCATGGGATCCCCCCTCTATCGACTCCGCCGGTTAGACGGGAGTCACTCGCATGACACCCCGCACGATTGGACGGTGTCCCGGTCGCGTGCGGCTCGGACACATCGGAGGGAGAAAAGCCCGTTACGCCGCGCGTTGCGGCAAACGTCGACCCATGTGCCCGAGGTCGGGCGGATCGGCTCGCACCGGAGCGAGACGAGATGGCCATAGGCGCCCTCGCATTCGTCGCCGGTCGTCGGAGGCGAGGGCGGAGCGGGGGGGCATCCGGTCGCGAGGATGGCGAACAGACAGAAAACCCATTTCATGGCGTTGCCCCCTCGCTTTTCTTGTGTATGAGCGGCATGCCCGAGAACGCAAAGCACTGAATGATGGCGTCCTCGAGCGTCGCCCATGCGATGCGCCACGTTCCCGCCGGCAAGCCGAGGAGATTGCCATCGCGCATGCCCCACTCAATCCCGAGCTCGCGCCGCGCCCACCAATTATCGATCACCGCGTAATCGTCGCGGCTCGCGTCGAGTACGGTGAGCATGTGCCCCCCGCCGTCGGGGTCGTTTCGGAAAATCGACGTGACGATATCGCCCCGATTCGACATGACGCCCGAGTCGACGAACATGGAAAACATGACCGGATGCCGGCGGACCATGCACGAGCGGATCGACTCCTTGTAGCCAAACGCACCGCGCGACACCTTGTAAAACTCGATCCCGCGCACGTCGTACGCCCTGACGAGATGGTCGATGGTCGGCTTGCGATTGACGTTCGCCCCGTTCCAACCGGGGCAATCGGGATCGGGGTAATCGGCGTCGAGCATAACGCCGACCTCGCGCGACGCGCGGAGGAGTAGACCCGGTTGACAACCGCGGTCGGTGAGCTCGGGCTCATGGTCGGGGTCGATCGCGGAGAATTCTGCCGCCCGCCCGATGTCGTAACCAAACTTTCCCGAGAGCGAGCCGACCTCGGTGCGCTCGTTCATGCTCTGCCAGAGTTGCGCGCACCGCTTGAAACCGGAGCCGACGCACATGCCGACGGGACCTTGCCAGATCCCCCCCTTGCGAAACGGCAAATGGTCCGGTTTGGCGAGCGACGGCGCGACGGCGGCGATGAGCAACCGGTGCGAGGGGTAACCGTAATCGACCGCGTCTTGCTTGTATCCGAGCGGGAACCTAGGGGGCATCGGCGTGCCCTCCCATCATGAGATCGAAAAGCTCGAGGCGCCGCGCGACCCGCGGATCCGTTCGGCGTACCCTCGTGCCGACATAGATGCGCAATGCCTCCTCAACGTCGCCGGTTTGCGCGACGAGCCCCGAGAGCGTGCGCGCGACGAGCTCGGAGGCGAGCCGGTTCGACCCGCAAATCTCCTCGGCGGTGTGTCCTCTGAAGTGGAATGAGTGCAATTGATAAAGCCCGACCGCGTGCGCCTTGCCCGATGCGTCGCGGTCGCACTCGCGCTCGGTGCACTCGCACCGCTCGATCGCCGGTCGCATGTCCGACTCGGTGACGGCGGTCGCGATCATGGCTTTGGCGATCGTGAGGCTCGGTGCGGCGGCGGCGATGTCCGAGGCATAGCGTGCACGCTCGACCCTCGGCACCCAAGGGGCGACGAGCGTGAGCGCGACGAGCACCGGTGCGACCGGTATCACTCGGCACCGCCGTCGCGAATGTACGGATTCGGGTCGAGCTCAGCGGCGCGCATGCGTGTTACGCGAGCGCGGATGGCGGCGCCCTCGATGACCTCGCGGCGTACCGGCTCGGTCGAGCCGTCGGGCAACTTGACGAGGATATAGGGGCAAACTTGACTCGCGAGGTCGATGACCGGGCAGACGACGCGCCCCGCCCCGGGGCAACCGGCGACCGACAGCGCGAGGATCGCCCCCCCGACGAGTGGCCATGACGACGGCGGCGGCGATTTCGTGAGCGGCGGGCGGAGCGAGTCGTCAAGCCAATCCGGCGGCGGAGGAGGGGGGGCTTTCTTGATTCCGATGTCGCGCCCCTTGCGGATGCCGTTGACATACAGCTCATGCCCCGCGATCGCGAGGCTCCCCGCGGCGATGCCGCCGGCAATCGCGTCGTACCAGGTACCGCCGACCGCGAGCCGCTCGACCGACGCGCCGACGATGGCGAGCGAGAGCGCGATCGCGGGGCGGTGCTCGGGTTTCGTATACACCTTGAACCATGCGACCGCGGCGTCGGTTTTCGTGAGGCGGATCACCGCGCCGACGATGACAGCAATGAGCGGGATCCATGCATTCGTGCGCAAATCGCGCGTAAGCGTGTCGATTGTAACGGCATCCATTGGCGTTATCCTTTCTCGGGGTCGCTGTCGTGCGCCCATGCATTCGGCTCAGCGTCCTCAACGAGCTCCGTCGCCTCGTGCAAAAGCTTTTGAATCGCGTTTGCCTGTTGGTGCACGCGACGCGCCGCCTCGCGCACCTCCGCCGTCAAGGTGTCGATTCGCGGCGTAAGGGTCCGAAGCTCGCCCTTGATCCCATCGACCCCCTTGATGACTTCGAGCATGCGTAGCTCGAGCCGCGCGAGCGCGCGCATGATGCCGCGAACGTCGGGCGCATCGGTCATCGACGCATCCTCGAGGTCAAGTAAGTGTCGATCCGGTTCTCGTTCTTTTCCGCGAGCTTTTGCGCGCCGGCGACTTGTTGCTCGAGGGCGATGACCTTTGCCGTCGTACTGCCGCGCCAATCGGGCAAACCGGCGGTGTTCATTTTGATGATCGCGAGGTCGCCGCGGATCTCGAGAAGGACTTTATCCGTCGCGGTTGTCACCGATGCCGCGACCGCGACGTCGAGCTCGGCGCGAGTGATGAGACCCTTGAGCCAAACGTGTATGACGATCGTCGTGCCGCATACCGCGATCACCGTTACGACGAAGCGGTGAGCATCGGAGATCCATGCCCACCCTCGCCGCCACCATGGCACCATGGCGCGAAGCGAGCGGCGATCGTCGCGATTGGGCGGGGGGTGAAACGAAATGTCCATTAGGGGGGCGGAATGGTCAACAGATAGAGCGCGTCGGTTAATTGCGTATTCGCTTGGCTCGCCTCGGTTGATTTCGTCGATGCCTCGACCTGTTTCGCGTCGGAGTCGAGCTTCGTCTCAACGACCGCGAGGAGTACGGCGGTGAGTTTCTCCTCGTCGGTTTCCCCGTCGGCGATCATGGCGTCAAACGCGGCGCGGGCGGCGAGCGCGCGTTGATTGGCGGTGTCGACGAGCTTTTGCGCCGCATCGCTAAGCCCCTTTTTCGTTTGGTACGTTCCAACCTTCGCGAGAACGTCATCGATTTCTTGTTGCGTCGGCATGGGAGTGTCCCTTTCTTGTTTTCAGTTCAGCATGGCCATAGCGCGCGCTGTCGATTGCTCATCCGTTTCACGATCGGCGGCGGCATTGCTTTCGAGTAAACAACCGTCTCGCCCCACGAACCCACGACGCCCGTCGTGCCGCTCCGAGTGCCGATAAAAAGAGGATCTGTGACGGTTGCCGTTCCAGGATCGGACGTTGATCCTCCGTTCGTTGCGGCGACGTCGAGCCCTTGCAGATAAATCCTATGGGTCGCGTGCGTCCCGTCGAATGTTCGCGCGAAGGTTTTCCTGACCCCATCGCGGAGCCACGTTAAGGTCACTTCCTTGGTAGATGCCGACGAGCCTCTAAACACTCGGCTCGACGGAGTTACGGCGCTCCAAATATAGTTCTCCATGTTCGCCGTATGCGAAAAGAGAAAGCCCCCCGCCGCGCCATTGGTTCCCATCCAAACCTCAAGGAACGAATGCGTCCCAAACGTCACGCTCGGTGTAACGTACCCCTTGGTAGTGCCAGCGCCCGTATCGGCGCACGGCTTGCCGTTCCAACCGGTAGCATTGAATGCCCAACGGTTTGCATCCGTCGCTTGCGTCGCGTCTTTCGAGCCGCCGAATTGATCGACGAAGCCGTTGATGTTGGCGGCGGTTTGCCCGGTGAGCGCATAGACGTTCCACCATCCGATCCCGCCGTACGCGAGAAACTTGCGAGGGTGCCCCCTCTCGATCGCGTTGATCCCGCACCCTCGACGACGTCCTATGCGCATGGGTTACTCCGCGATGTAAACGTAAAGAATCCCCGCGACCGGACCGCCGAGAATGTTGAGCACCGTCGTGCCGGGCGGCGCGCGCTCGGGCGACTCGCCTCCGTCGAACATGGGGACGCCTTGCGATGCCGGATTGTTTGCCGCCGTTGCCGCCGCCAAGATCGTAATGTTCGCGGTTGCCCAATTGTAAAAGCAACCCGTTGTCGATTTCAGCATGAGGAGCTTGCCAGCGTCGATCGCTGTCTTGAGACCGCCGTAGACGGCGGCGCTCGTGAGATCAAAGTTGCCGGCGGCATTGGCGGCGTAGGCAAACCCAAATATCTTTGAGGCGCTCGCGGTCGCCGACCCTGGTCCGGGTCCGAGCGGCGCGAGCCGCTTGACGTTGGTGTCGAGCGTCGTCAATTTCGCATCGACCGATGTGAGCGACGCTTGCGCGGCGAGAGCGTCGGCGTGGGTCGCGAGGTTGCTCGCATCGATGTCGACGGTGACGTCGCCGCCGCTCAGCGAGACCGGCAAAGCCGCATGCCCGCTCGCGAGAACGACCGAAAGACTGTGTTGGGCATCATTCTGCCCCGGACCGCTAGGTAAATTCGGCATCATTCCCCCCCTTACGAAACTTTGTTTACGGCAACGCCATCTTGCCGACCGCCCAATCGGTCCCATCGCAAACAACGACGAGCATTGCCGGCGCATCGACGCTGAGCGCGCCCGCGACGCCGTTGATCATCTCGGACCCGAATCGCCGGAGCGACATTTGCCCTACTGCCGCCGTCATGATGAGCACGAACGTGCGCCCCGCGGCGGGCTCGGGCAGCTTGACGTACGTCGGTTCGCCCTCGCTTGCCGGAACGTAAACAAGCGTGCTCGGCGGGGTAAGCGTTTCGTTATGCGCGATCGTGTGCGGTTGAAACCGCATCGCGCAGCCGATGAGGACCTCGACGTCATCCTCGTCGCCGCTAATGGAGCCAATGCGATTCGCGCCGGCGGGACCTTCGACGTCGCCGTCGAGCTCGCCGCCGCCGCCGCCGCTCGTTTCAATGATGATCTCGTCGCCCTCGGCATTGTCGGTGACGGTAAAGCCGACGAGGTTGATGTGCGACCGCACCGCGAGCTCCTCGCCCTCGTCGCGGATGAGGATGCCTCCAAGCAAACCGTCGAGCCAATGTCCCATGGGATTATCCGTCCGACACGGCAAGCAATCGCCAACCGGTGCCGCCTTTTTTGATCCATCGCGACCAGGAGTTTGCGGTCGCCGTCATCGAGAGGAGGAGCGTCGTCAAGGGCTCGTCGTACACCTCGAGGGTAAAACCGCCGGTCATGCCGAGGGTCGAGATTTCGATGATGTCGCCGCCGTAGGTGCCCGAATTCGGGAGCGCCCCGGTCTTGTTGCTACCCGTAAGCGCCTCGATATAGAAAGCATCGGCGACGAATGGGTCGAAAATGAAGTGTCCTAGGCTGAAATCGGCGACGACGACGAGCCTTTGCCGATAGTGCGCCCGCCCCGCGCCCGAGTAGGTGATCCCCGCAATGTTCGAAACGGTCGCGCGGAGATCCGCGGCGGTCGTCACCCCGCTCAAGCTAACGGTCTTGCCGACCGCAAACGTCGCATTGTTCACCGCCGCGAGCGTGCCTTGCACTGTGACGGTGTCGCCGACGCCGCCGCCGAGCGACACATTTGTCGCGAGCTCGATATGCGTCGCGTCGAGGAGAACGCGCCCGCCGAGCAAGTCGATCGCGTCGGCTCCGGTGATCGCGAGGTTGCCGGCAACGTCGATCAAGGCATCGCCGTCGATGTTGAGCACGAGATCGTCGGTCGCGTTGATCGTGACGTCCGCCGCACTGAGCATGATGTGCGTCGTCGAGCCGAGCTCGATCGAGTTGCCGCCGAGAAAGAGCGCATCAAGCCCCGATGCGACCGTGACGGTACCCGTCGCGACAACCGACACCGAGTCGACCGTCGCGGCAATCGTACCGTCGGCGACGATCGTCGCGCCGTGAAACGTGGCGTCGGTGAAATCGAGCGCGATCCCGCCGGTGATAAGGGCGTTGAGGTAAGCGGTGCGGTCGGCGAGTTGCTCGAGCCCGACCGCGTAGCTTGCGGCGTCGGTCTCGTCGCCGTCCTCCATGATCGTGACGGTGACGGGATAGGCGTTGTTGCCAGCGTAATCGAGCGACACTTAGACCCCCTTCCAGTAGATGGCGCGCGAATCCCGATTCGCCGACAGCGATGCGATGTCCCAATATTGCCCCCACGTGCCATCGGGGAGCGGCGGCGATGCGTCGGTCGGCGCGAATGCGCTCGGGTCAAAGCTCACCATGATCCGCTCGCACCGCGACGCCGCCGGCTTCCATTCATTGACGATGCCGCGGATCGATTGCACGTCGGAGACGAGCGCCGACGAGCCGCGCGAGACTTGGGGAAACGTGCCCCATGGGGGAAGGTCGGGCGATCCCCACGTCGGCGAGCGCGACCACGGGACGCCGTTGATCGAATAGATGATCACCCAAAACCGCGACCAAAGTGACGTTTGCCCGTCCCAATTCCATAACCCCGCGGCGACCCGATCGACCGTAAAAGTCCCATCCGCCTCGCGCGTGTAGACGACGCCCGTTTGCGTCCAGATCCGGAGCCGCACCGCGCTCGGCGTGAGGTACCCCGCAATCTGGTCGAGCATCGCGCGCCCGACGCCCGCCCCACGCCATGACGCGAGCCATAGAAGAAGACGCGCGCGGTAACTTGCCGCCGACTCGAGCGGACCGCGAACGATGCCGCGATCCCGACCGATGACGTTGAGCGCATCCTCGGGCGCGAGCTCGGGAAAGCGTGCCTTGATCGCAAGCTCCGCCGCGCCGGCAAGGCAATCGAGCGGCACACCAATAAAGGCGTAGACGATGCGCGCCGCCTTTGCCGTGCGCAACCGCGACGGCGAGAGGTTCCAAGCGGCAAGACGAAAGTTGATCATTAGGGAACCTGGTTAACGGTGACGTCGGCGGCGACGCCCGCCCATACCGGCACCTCGCCGTCGGCGACAGTGACGTCGACCTCGGAGGCCATTTGAGCCTTGAGCGTGCCTGGGATAGCGCCCGCCGCGACGGCAAGGAGCGCCCGCCAATAGACGCGCCCGCCGGTCGGGGGAATGATGGTCCCGCCGATCGGGAGCGACCAGACATATTCCCTTAGCGCATCATGCACCGCCTTTTGTGCCTCGGCAGTGGTGAGACCGAGCGACGCGGGGATCCAAACGGTGACCGGCGGATCGATGGGTTTGTTCGTTGCGCTCACGGCGGTCGCGTCGAGCCCGTGCGGATTGACTTGCGCGTCGAAGATCGCTTGCACAATGGCGACGTCGGGCGCGGTAATCGCTCCGCCCGCACCGGCGATGTAAACAGTCAAGGTGCCGTCGCCGAGCGCTGGCATGACGCGTACGCGGGTCACGCCGATGGAGGTGCCATTCGCGCGAACGGCGCTTTTTGCAAAGTACTCGTAGGCTCGTTTCGTCCCGCCGACCGAGCTTGCCGCCCGCGAATCGCGGCACCGCTGTCGCAAGGCGACGTCGCTCTCCTCGTCGAGACCGGCGAGCTCGACCTCATTGGAGACGGTGACTCCGAGATTGGTCGTAATGAGACCGGTGATCGCGCCGACGGTCGCCCCACTGTCCGAGCCCGCCTCCTCGGCGACGAGGTCGAGCGTGAGCTTTTGCCCGACCCCGGGGCTCAAGGTGCCGCCGGTCGTATTGCGGTACGTTTTTTTCGTCGTGAAATGGGCGACGATGAGGTCACCCGGCTCGAGCACATAGAGACCGCCGCCCGTATTCGTGAGCGTGATCCCGCCGACCGCCGAGGCATAGGTCGCCTGGATGCGCTCGACCCCGAAACCGTTCCAAGCGAGGAGCGTGAGCCAATTGCCCTCGGCGTGATCGAGGTACCCGCCCGCGGCGATGATCCGAACGATGTCGCCGCCGATTGCGTAGAATTGGGCGAACAGCGCGACGACCGTCCGAGTGAAACCGCCATCCGCCCAATTGGTCGTTTTGAGCCCGACGCGCGCGGAGACGCTCACGATCCGCGCTTTCCAATCGGCGAGCGGTACCGCGGCAAGGAGCTCGGTCAATGTCAGAGTCGCCATTCAAACCCCCCCCGGGAGTAGCTTTGCCGCGAGCTCGAGCCCCGTCGCGTCGGCGGCGCCGACAAGCTCGAAAGGACCCTCCGCGGTGTCGCAACGGATGCGGATCGCATACGTGACGGCGGGACCCTCGACGGTGCGCACGACGTCGGACTCAACCGATAGGATCCGCTCGTCGCTCATGAGCTCGGCGCGGATGCGGTCGGGTAGCGACGCCGCCTCGGAGGGGGAGTCGCTCCGCCCGATGGCGCCCTCGAGGTCGAGCCCATAGTCGGGCGCGTCGGCTTCGAGGATGCCCATCGCGTGCGGCGTTCTGAGTCGCCATAGCGCATCCTGTGCGACGAGCTCGACACCGGTGACGGTGCGGGTCTCGTCGACGTCGTCGAGCGAGGAGAGGTCGAGCCCGAAATCGATCGTCATGTGATCACACCGACCCCGGTGACGGGACCCCCTCCGGGCGGAGCGACGAGGAGCGCTGGCACGACAACCGCGGTCGTCGTAATGTGCGCAACGATGGCGGTCGCGATCGCGTTGCATACCGCGGCAAGCGCCTCGTTGTCTTGCGCGCCCGTCGCGGGATTGGCGAGGAGCGCCTCCTTGATCGCATTGGCGAGGATCGGTGCGTTGAGAGCCATTAGGCGATCCTCGTTTTCATCGATCCGCCCGTAATGGTTCCCGCGAAGGGTCCGGCGATGACGGGGTCGGAGAACCGAGCCGCGCCGAGCACGCCGCCCGCCCCGAGTACGATGGAGGCATCGGCGTCGAGCTCGAGGATCGGGGGCGCGAATCCGTCGCCCTCGGCGTCCTCGAATCCGATGACGACCGGGCGCGCTTGCGACGCGTCGACGAAGCCGACGAGAACGCGGGCGCCGACCCGGTGCGTCGCGCTCGCTCCGGGAATGCCGGGGCGCACCGGTACGCGCGGCAGATCGGGCATTCCCAGCGAGACGCGGATCGGTTGCAAGTTGAGCCGCTCGCCCTCTTGCGAAACGATCCGATATTCATAGATCCCGCGAAAGCGCCGATCGGGGTCGAGTTGATCGACGATGCGGCGGAGGGCGGCAAGGCTCCGACTCGCGTCGCCGCCGGCGGTGCCCCATATCGTCGTGCGTAGACCGCTCTCGGGCGCGAGCTCGTGGAGGACGTCGACCGCCTCGATGCCCTCGACGACGATGCCCGGCACAATCGCGGCAATCGACTCGGCGGCGAGCGCGACCGTCCGTCTCGAGCGGTCGACCGCGGAGATCGCCGCCGGTGTCGTGAGCGTTGCCGCGGTGCGCTTGCCGATGCGGGTCATCCCATCGGTGCCGACGTACCAGCCCGAGGGCACGATCTGCTCGAGCGTGCGAGCCGCGGGCGCCTCCTCGCGTACCCACGTGCCGCCGAGCCGCGTGTCACCGGGGAGCGTCGTCACGTCGAACGATTCGCCGCACTCGCGCGCCGCATCCGCGAGCACCGCCGACGCCTTGATCCCCGCGTCGTTCGCGTAGCTCCGCGCCCGGAGCGTCTTGCCCCAACCGCCCGCCCCGCCGGCGAGCCGCACGCGAGAACGCCCGACCGGACCGACGCCCCCCGACATGACGGTGCCGGACAGCGTGAGATCGGCAATGGCGAGCGAGACGCGCCCGGTGAGCGTCGCCTCCTCGTCGATCGACACCTCCGCCCAAGGGATCCCCCATGCGGAAAGATGCAAACGAGCGTGTGTGACGCGTTTCCCAGCGATCGTCGCTGTGCTCATGGGCGCCGAGCCTCCGCCGTCAACCCAACGATGACCGCTTTGAGATCCGCATTGGGATCCGGCTTGGCATTGGCGCCCGCGGTCGACGATTTCGTCGCGGTCGGCGATCCGCCCTTCTTTTTCGCGGGGCGAAACTCGAGAAACTTGACGACGACGGTCGCGCCGCCCTTGCCGTCATGCACCATGCCGCCGATCGACGCTTGCGAGACGCTCTTGATGTCGTTCGCCGCCAGATCCGGATGGTAGATTTTCAGCGCCGTCGGCTTGCCGCTATTGGGGATCGACTTTCGAATGATGGAGGCGAATGCATCCCACGCCGCGAAGTCGTCGACCCCGAGGACCGGATCCTTGACGAGATAGAACGAGGCTTGAAATTGGGCGACTTGCTCGCCCTTGAGCGTCGTCGATGCGCCCCCCGCTCCGTCGGCGTCTTTGATGTCCCATTTCTGGTTTCGGTCGTGACCCGAGAGCGTGACTTGCCCGGGCGAGCGTTTGCCGGCGAGCTCGATCGAGTCGTATAGCTCCGAGTGGTCTATAGGATTTATCAAGCTGGCACCTCACCGCCGCCAAGGGTGAGACCCTCCGACTCGAGCGCCGAACGGAGTTGATCGATAAAGTCGAGCGCTTGCGCTTTGGCGTTCTCGCCATTGACGGAGATGGCGCCAATCGAGATCGAGATCCCGCCGCCGCCAAGCCCGCCCGCGCGCGCCCCCCCTGCACTCGGCGGAGCGACCATCGCCTCGAGGGCGCCTTGTGCATCCGCCGCCCCGCCCTTGACGCCGCCCGTAAATCCCTCGGCGGTGTTGCCGCCTATGTCAAAAAGCACTTGCGACCGCGAGTGTATCCCGAGAAAGTTGGCAACCGCGTCGACGCCGCCCTTGACGACATCGGTCATCGCCTTGACGACTTTCGCCGCCCCGCCGGTGATCCCGTCGATGAGCCCTTGGATCATGTTCGACCCGAGGTTTTTCAGCCAATCGACGGCGGGACCGAATCCCTCGTATATCGCGACGCCGAGTTGATAGATCCCATAGAGCACCGCGCCGAATGCGACGACGAGCGCCCCGAATGCCGCAACGACGGCGACAATGGCGACAGCGACGACGGCGAATGCGACCGCGAGAACGCCGACGATCGCGCCGACGCCGACGAGGAGCAGCATGCCGACCATTTTGATTTCGTCGGTGAAAGGCTTGAGCGCGATATAGGCTTTGAGCGCCCAAATCACCGCGTGCAAAAACATGCGCTCGATCTTGGGCATAACCTCGACCGCGGTGTCGATGAGCGGTTGGAACAGCGACTCAAATAGAAATTTCATTGCTTGCCCACTCGCGCTCGACGAATCGAAAAGCGCGACGAGCGCCGCAAACGCGTCGAGCAACCCGTCGATCTTCAAGCCGCCGAAAACGTCGTTGAGGTTCTCCCCGAACCGTCGCGACTGCACGTCCATCGATGTCATTTGCCGCGCAAAGTCGGGACCCCATTTGACCTTGGCGGCTTTCACGGCGGCATCCTCGAGCGCATCGGTGAGCGCCTCGCCGCGGAGCCCCGTCTTTGCGAGGTCGCTCGCCATTGAGGCAAGCTCCGCCCGCGATTGCGGGACCGTCTTGCTAAGGTCGCCGATCTTGGCGTTGAGCCGGTCGCCGCCCTCGACGCTTTGGTCGATGCCTTGCGCGAGGAGACCTTGCGTGCGGTTGACATCGGCGAGCCCTACCGCCCATTGCGCGATCGCGACCGTCGCGACCATGGCGGCGGAGGCAATCGCCACAATGGCGACGGCGACAGCGACATAGGGTCCCGCCGTTCCCATCGCGCCCTTGAGCTTCGAAAACCCCGTCGCGACGCCGAGGACCTTTTGACCGGCAACGCCCGCGGGACCGCCGAGCTTGCCCATCGCCTCCGCCATCTCGTTGACCTTGCCGGAGCCCTTTGCCGCCGCCTCGAGCTTGGCGGCTTTCTCCGCGGCGCCCTTGATATTGACGAGACCCTTTTTCAGATTGTCATGGGTCGCGGTCGCCGCCGTCGCCTTGTCTTTGATGAGGTCGAGCGCCGTCGCCTCGCCCTTGAGCGCCGCCGTCAATTGCGTTGCCGCCGCGGTCGCCTCTTGCTCTCGGACCGCGAAAGCCCAAATACGTTTCTCCGCGCGCGAGATCGCCGAGGTGTCGCCGATGTCGAGGGCGGCTTGGAGCTTGCCGGTCTCCGCTTGCGCCGCCGCGCCGATTCGCTCGACCGCTTTCGCCGCACGATCCGCCGCCATCTCCGCCGCCTTGTATTTCGCCTCGCTCGCGGCAACCTCGGCGCTCGCTTTGGCGGCGGCGGTCGCGGCGTCGTCGAGCGAGGTCGAGGCGAGTTTCATCGCATCGTCGAGGCTTTGCGCGGTCGCGCCCGCGGCGAGCATCTTGTCACCGAGATCGGCAACGGTCGCGACCGCGGCATCGCCGCCGCTGAACTTGGCGGCGAGCTCGATGAGGTATTGCGTCCCGTCCGTTGCCATTTTCCCCGCTCACTTTTTCGCGCCGCAAGCCGAGCGAACGAGGTTCACACATTCCGCGAATACAATCGCCCCGGCTCTCGCTTCGTCGGTGTCATCTCCGCGGCGCCATGCCATGAAACATTCTCCGAGTACGACGGCGCTCCGTTGCGCCGAGCCGACGGACTCGGTCAAGCTTTTCCCTCCGCCTCGCCGAGGCGCACCGCCTCGATCCCGACACTGTCGTGAATCGATGGCCACTCCTCTTTCATCCGCTTGTAAACCTCGTCGGGCGGATACGCGACGCAAACGTCGGCGAGCAAATCCTTCGCCGTCCCGATCTCAACCGTCTTTTGCCCCGCCTTTCTCACCATCGAGCGAAACCGATTAAAAAAGCTCGAGCTCGGTGTCTTGACGACGACGAGCGTCGGGAGCCCCGCGACGAAAGAGGGGGTATGCAAGACGCCGAGGCGATCGGCGCCAAGCTCCTCCTCGAGCTTGTCGACCGCCTCGAGGTCGACCGCATATTGCTCCTCGCGCGCTTTGGCGATGGACTCTTTGCGCTTGGCGCGACGCTCCTCGATCTCTTGAATGCGCGAGCCCGCCGAGCTCACTCCGTTACCTTCTTCCATTGCGAAACCTTTCCGGGGCGGCGATCACAAGAGCGTGACTCCGTCCTCCTCGATGAGCATGGGATTGACGGGGATCTCAATTTTCTCGGGATCCGCGCCCTCCGTCATGTCGACACTCCGACCGAGAATGCGACAGCCGACGATCTTGACGTTGAAAATCTGGCTTGTGCCCGGCGGGGTGTGCTGAATGAGAATGTCAAAGCCGACGAGCGAGATCCGCTTGTCCTTCATTGCGAGCCCATCGCGGAGCGTTTTCCAACCGCTCCGATAGAACGTGACCGCCGCCTCGCAGTCGTATTGACCGGTCGTGCGTTTCGTCTTGCGCCCGCCGTTCGTGCCGCGCGCGACGCCCACGTCGACCTTGTCGCTCCATTTGATAGCGGCGATCTCGGGCGTCACGATCGTTTGCCCGTCATGGATCGGGATGCTTACTTTGATGTCCGCCCAACTGGGCTCGACCTCGTTGAGTGTCGGATATTCAGCCATTGATCACCCCCCCGCCGTGACGACGCGCACGCGCGTATGAATTTTTTCGATCGTTCCGTTGAGTCGGAGATCGAGAACGCCATTCAATTCCGCCCCGGGGACGTTGAGGATGTCGGATCGGCTCGCGACCCATTTCGCATCGCTCGCCCGCGGTCCGTCGCTCCGCCGTTGCAAGAGGTTGATCGCGAGCGCCGTGTTGACCCGCTCCTCGAGGAGCTTGAGACTCGCCTCGGTGCCCGTTCCGTTGGTGTTGAGCTCGAGAACCATGCCGATCGCGTTCTCGGTCTCGGCTTGCGCGACGTTGCACGCGATATTCGCGACGTGCATGTTGTGCGTACGCGAGAGGAGCGAGCTATCGACGGCGCGCGTAAGCGACATCGCGACGAATGTTCCCGAGGGTCCGTTCGCGTACGTTCGGAGACAGCTAAAGCCGGCGAGTAGCAACCCGCCGTCGACCCGCTCGTCATGCATGACCGCTTCGCCGGCGGCATTCTCGAGCGACCATCCGGCGAGCGGTCCGTCCTCCTTGCGCCACGTCGGCACTTGCACGTCGTGCGGTCCGTACTCGCGAACCGAGATTGCCCATGCGGCGGGGCGAGCCGCCTTCCATTGCGTGATCGGCGATTTTCGATAGACGCGACCGGCGGCGATGTCGATGCGGGGAGCGGCGGCGATGCCCTCGAATTCCGACTCGATGTCGGCGACCCAACTGGAGTCGAGCTCGGCGGATGCGGTGACTGTTCCGGCGACGGGACCCTCGGCAACGAGGTCGGTTGTGCCCATGGTGAGCACCGTCGCCGTAAGAGAGGAGATCGGTCCGGTAACGTTATTGCTCACCGTACCGGCGACGGTGATCACCATTCCCGGAATAAAGCCATCGGTGATCCATGAGCCAGCCGATCGCGTGATGGTATCCCCGGTCGCGCCGACCTCCGCGAAGGTCAACGTCGGAGTGCCGCTCACGACGCCCGCCGGGGCGTAATCGCGAACCTGCACGCGGGCGAGCGAGCATCGGTCGTTGACCGTCGCGTACGCGTTGATCGCGGTGAGGACGTCGCTTGCGTCTTGCTCCTCGACGAGGTCGCCGATCACAAGCCAAGATCGCGATTGCTTTTGCTGGCCAGCGAGGACGGTGCGCGCGGCGGTAATGCCGGCGCTATCCCATCGCGGCGCTTTCGCCGAGTACGTCAAGACGACGTCGCCGGCGGCGAGCGTACCCGCGCCGAGCGTGAGAACGTGCCCATGGTACGGGACCGTGTAAGTCGTCGCGGTGCCGATCCGGATGCGCTTCGACGTCTCGCCGCCGTCGAGCGAAAGGTCAAGTTGGATCTGGTCGGTCCCGACGGTGCCGCCGACCGCGACGGTGACATGCCCCTCGGCGTCGTCGAGGATGCCGCTCGCACCGGCGGCAACGGAAACGGCGCTCGACCCGGTGTTGCCCGAGGTGTCGACGCGACCGATGGATCCCGCGACCGCTTTGGGCAAGCCGATAAAGATGACCGGTTTGCCCGTCTCCTCGAAATGGAGCGCGCAATAGTCGATGCCCTCGGAGTATCCATGTTGCTCGAGGAGCGCCCGCGTTGACGAGAACACGCGCGGTAAGACGTCGTCATTGCGCTCGACGCACGCGAGCACCGTCAAAATGTCGGTGCCGGATGCGAGCGCGCTCGCTTCGTCGTCGACCTGGATTGTTGCCTCGGGTAGATCAGCCATGGTTCCCCTCTCCTCAGACCGCCTCGGCGTCGTCGGGCGGCGTGCCCGCGTCGCCGCCGTCGTCGCTCACCATCGTCGTGCTTTCGATCTCGACATCCGTTCCGACGGTCACCGTCGGTTGCGCGTCGCCCTCCCACGTCCTCGCCTCGACGCTCGAGTCGAGCGTAAAATCGTGCTCGTAAACGGTGCCGGCAAAGACCGACGTTCCCGAATCGGGCAAACTGATAAAACCGCCCGTGCCCCACTCGATGACGTTTTTGCGCGTGCGCGCGATGTATTCGATTTGCGCGATCACTTGCGTGCGGATGCGGTGCGCCCGGTCGACGTGATCCTGGTCGCCCGCACCGGTGAGCGCCGAGCGCGCATAGATCCGGAGCGTGCCCGGATCGACCATCCGCACCGGATGACGCGGGTTGATATGGATCCCGCGGGGCGGGAGTACGCGCGAGCTCTTTTCGTCGCGCGGCTCGATGATGACAATCCGCTCGCGCGCCGACGTGAGCGACGAGGACGGCTCGGCGCCGAGGACATAGAGGACGGGGATCGGGACGTGTAGCGTCTTGAGCCGTGCCTCGAGCGCGCGGGCGATAGCGTAAAGCCCCATCGTTACGCGACCCCTTTCGTAAACTCGTCGCCGATCACGGCGACCGCGTCGCGATGGATGGCGTCAACGTATGCCGGCGGCAGTTTGCCGGTCGGAAAGATCGGGCGCTTGCCGACGACGTATTTCGCATATCCCGGACCGAGCCGCGCGCGGAGCTTCGTACCAGTCGCCACGAACGCGACGCCCGACGCAAGCGCGCCGCTCTCGCGGAGATCGACCGGGTTGCCGTCGTACCCGGGTGCCCATAGGTCGCCGTAGGCGTTTCGCCCTGCGTTGAACGTAATTCGCGCGAGAGCCGAGATCGTCACCGCAACTTTCTCGGCGACTTTGATGGCGACGACGCGCGGTAGCTCGCGGCGGCTGAGCCACTTCTCGAGCGATCGAATCTTGCCGATGTCGCCTTTTAATCCGACGTTCATGGCAAGATCCCCCCGATGCCCCACTTGCGCGGATCGGCGGTCGACCCCTCGGAGACCGAGAGATTTGCGCTCGACGTCACGCGAGGGTCACGAATCGGAACGTGCGCCGCCCATCGCTCGAGCTTCGCCCGCTCGCCGAGCTCGAGGGCATCCATGCTCTCGCTCGACTGTTGCGCGATGTAGAGGAGGCGCTTGGCGGCGAGCGTCGCGACGGCAACGACGACGGTCGTCGGATAGGGCGCGGTTAGCGGGACAAGATGAGCGGGGATAACGTCATCGACGAAGCGCGAGTAGTACTCGAGGATCTCGTCGACGGGGAGCGCGATTGAGACGACGACGGAGGCGCCGTCGACCGTGAGATTGACCGGCTCGCCGCCCGCGGTGAGCGAGACCTTGAAAGTCGATTCCGAGATCCGGATCGCGTAATACGGGACACCGGCGACGAGCGGCGTCGGCATCGAGCCGCCATCCTCGGCGCGGAAAAGCAAAACGTCGTTGGTTTCGAATCCGTGCCCCTCGAGCTCAAACAGATCCGAGGTGTCCTCGACCGACGCGCAAAGCCGCCCCGGATTCGAGAGCATCCCGCGCGGGAGTCCGTATCGGAATAAATCGGCGCGCGTTGCGTAGGCAGCCATGATCCTCTTACCTCAAAAGCCCCGGTCTCTCGGTTCGCCGAGAGACACCGGGGCAGAGGATTGCG